TCACGCCTGGTCAGGCTCGGGCCCACGATCTGCGTTTGACGGATAGTCGCTTCGTTCTGCGTGCCACGCCCGTTCGAGATCTCGACCCTTCGGGCAGTGGTCGCCGCTCCGGCAGACGACGCAGGACTGGATGTGGTCGAGGTGCCAGCGGTAGCTCGGTAGCAGTGGCGGCGGGTCGGTCATGGCCCTGCCTCCTGGGGCGTGCTGGTGACGCCGAGCATGTAGGCGATGCGATCCGCGCAGTCCGTCTCGCGGCCTTTCTCGCCGACTTCGTAGCCGAAGCCGGTGTAGTAGCCGCCATCCTTGAGGGCGATCTCCTCCGCCATGAGACTACTGACGGGATTGGTGACCTGGATGCGCTGCTCGGGGTCGCACGAGGCGACGGTGAAGCCTCGCTTCCTCAGCAGGTCGACTAGGTTTTGCAGGTCGGTGTCCACGTGAAGACGATCTCAGCGGGCGAGTGGGGTACGGGATATGACATCCAGTGACACGAAGTCGATCAAGCGGGTGGTGGCCATCACCGGCACCCGCAACACGCAGCAGCGGACGCCGGCCGAGTACGCGGACCTGTTCGCCGACTATCTCGGCCCGTTCGCCGACTCGCACTTCTACATCGGCGGGGCGAAGGGCATCGACACGCTCACCCTGCTGTGGCTCGCCGGTGAAACTCGGGCCGCCATCACCATCGTCGTCCCGGGCCGCGTCGATCAGCAACCCGCCGAAGCGCGCCAGGCGATCGCCCGCTGCCGGGAGCGCATCGACGACATCGTGGAGCTGAAGGCCGTCGAGCTGCGGCCGGTGGCGTACCACGAACGCAACCGGTACATGGTCGACCGATCGTCGATGGTGATCGGCTTCCCGCACCCTGATGAGCCAGAATCAGGCACCTGGCAGACCCTCAACTACGCGGCCGGGCTGGGCCGACCTCGCCTGATCGTCCCCATCTAGGCCGGTTTTGCGCCACGATGGTCGGGTGGACGACAGAACGGCGGGGGCTGCCGCACTCAAGCGGCTGCGTACACGACGGGGACTCTCCCTCTCCCAGCTATCGCGCGCACTTCTCGACTCGGCTGCCGCTCTTCATCTGCGGGACATGCCGTGCGTCGCCTCCGTGCAGCGCAGCGTCTCCCGCTGGGAGGCAGGCAAGGCGGCACCGGACGACCGCTACCAGCTGCTCCTCGCTCACGCCTACGCCCACACTCCCGCAGGTCAGGCATCGCTCGGCGCCGGCTCTGACTTTTCGGAGCTCCTCGATGCGCTGGCCCTGCTCGGCGAGTCGGAGCGGCGAATCGCGGACGTGCGCACCGACGTCATACGGGCCGTCACCGACCAGGGCGGGGCGAGCATCCTGGCGCTGCTGACGCCGGGCGGGCAGGATGCGCTTGCGGCGGCGATGGCGAATCCGTCGCGCACCGATGGGGCGGCTTGTGCGGCGCTCGCGTCGACGGTGGCCAACGTGAACGCGGAGGTCGGCTCGCTGCCGTTCGTCCGTTTGCAGCTGCTCCTCTCCCCTGCGGTCGAAGCCTGCCGACGCCTGCTCGCCGGGCCGGTCCCGGTCGAGCTTCTGCCGGAGCTGCGCAGCACCGCGGTCGCGGCTTCCACTCTGGCGGGCCGTCTGGCGTTCGAGACACGCGACGATGCGGCCTCGCGCGCCCTGTACGCGGAGGCGACGGCGCAGGCCGGGCGGCTGTCGGAGCCGTGGCGTCAGGCCGGGGTGCACATGTCCCACGCCCTGGTGACCCTGTACTCGCAGGACGGCTTGGAGCAGCCGCGGGCGCTGGTGGACGCGGCGGTGCGTGCGGCGCGGACGGGTGACAGCGTGCGGGTGCGGGCCCGTGCGCACGCCCTTCAGGCGGAGATTGCGGCGCGTGCCGGGCTTGAGCGGCAGGCGGATGCGGCGTTGTCGCTGTCCTGGTACGACATGGAGGCCGACCGCGAAGGGGATCCGTCGCCGTCGAGCTTCACGGCTGGGCATCTGCGCGGCTTTGAGGGTGTCTGTCAGCTGTGGGTGGGCGACCCGTCCGTGGCGCACGATCAGTTCTCCCGGTCGGCGGAGGCGTTGTCGGGGCGGCGGGAGCGGGTGCAGCGGGCGATCGTTGCGACGGATCAGGCGCTGGCCCGGATTCGCATGGGTGAGCCGCGCGATGCGGCTGGGCTGCTGCACGAGTGCGTGACGACGGCAGCGAAGACGGGCGGCCGGGTGTCGGCGATCAGGTTGCGCAGGGCTCGGCAGGAGCTGCGGCCGTGGGGGCGCGAGGACTGGGTGGCCGACCTGGATGACCACCTCATGGATGTCCTGGGCGCTTGATCGGACTATGCCCGTATTGATCACGGGCTGGGTTCTGACAGTGCCCGCGCCTAGGATTGGTCCATGCCTCCCACCCCTCCGGCCCCGGGCCGTCGACGCCCCGCTGAGCAGGTGAATGCGGAGATCCGTGAGCTGGTTGAGGCGTGCGGCGGCTGGCTGTACGGGGACTCTCGGCGACGCTACGAGCTGCTGGTCGCGGAGTGGGCTCTGGCGACGGCAGCCGAAGGGGAGATCGTCGAAGCGGCGTAGAGTGCACGCCGAAGCCCCGGTCGCTGATCCTGGCCGGGGCTTCGTTGTGTGGCGCTGGCCCTAGGCGGTGCGGTTCCATGCGGCGGCGCGGTCGGCCTCAAGGCGAGTCGGGTCCTGGGCCGCCATGTGGGCAAGGAACTCGTCCGGCGTCCTGGTCGAGTGCCTGAACTCCACGGCGGCCAACTGCTCGCCGCTGCCGACGTCCGTGGCCACGGACTGGAACTCCTCGTCGCAGATGCCGCTCGCGGTCCGGTCGACCCACTCGGGCGCCACGTTCCGCAGCCACAGCGCCCAGTCGTCGCCGTAGGTCGCGATGTGCCACGGGTACACCTGCACGTCGCCCTCAAAGAAGACTGCCTCGTTCCGCGTGACCCGCACGCGGATCGTCTGCGCTTCTATCATCGTCATTCTCCTCGCTTCTTGTTCGGGTAGTTGGGGTCGAACGCGGGGTCGGGGTAGTGCTCGTTGCCTTGAGCGACGCGCACAGTGTCGCCGTCGAGGAGGAGCGTCCACTCCTGGTCGTACACCAGCACCTGTGCGATCTGGTTACCGACGGGCTTGAAGGACTCGATGACAAGCGGTTCCAGGTCCCTGGTGCGGGCGGATGAGATCCAGACGTACAGGGCGGCGGCGCGCCAGTGCGTGGTGTCGTTGCCCTCAGGTGGGAAGGCGATGGCGGTGATGTCGTCGGGCCAGCTGACGCGGTTGCCCATCTGGCGCACCCACTCGCGGGTGCGTCCGGCCTCGCTGGCGACGAGGTTCTGGGCGACGGCGTTGTTCGTGGCCGCGATGACGCGGTCGATGAGGACTCGACGCTCGCGGTCGCAGTTCTCCTTGGCCTGCCGGGCTTCCTTGTCGGCGGCCTTCTTCTGCTCTTCGGCTTCCTCCAGGCGCACGCGAGCGGCGGCGATGGAGGCGAGGATGGTGGGTTCGTCGTCGCGCTGCATGCCAATGATTCTACAGTTGTTGGCCAACAGATTCAACAGTGTTGGCATGCGAGGGTAAAGCGAGCCGCCACCGTGGATGAATCATGAACGACCTATGATCAGCCAGTGGCGATCGAACTCCCAGACGACCTGAAGACCCTCCAGCGCGCGGCCGACGAAGAGGGCCGGAAGCTGGAACACCTCGACGACAGCGAACGCGACAAGCAGCGCGAGACTTGGTTCGAAGCAGCAGCCAAAGTGCAGGCGGCAGTCACCGCATACGCCGCCGAGCATGAACTCAACCGGTTCGACGTGGAGAAGCAGCTGCGGCAGGACGTGCGGCATACGCCGGTCGACGAGGGCTAGCTACCGGACTCGGACCCCACGCGCGAAGCTCTGGACCGTCTGGCGCATCGCCGCATCCAAGGCCTGCTCGTCGATGGCGATCAGGCGCCCGTCTGGGCAGAGCGGCAAGGCGGCCACCCGGTACAGGCCGCCTACGTCATGCGCCTCGACAACGGCGCGAACCGCCTCGACCAGATCCGGCGGGCAAAGGATCGTGCGGCGCGCATCACCGAGCACCTGCTCGTAGAAGCGGATGTCGGTCAGCATGCGTTCGATGTTCGTCACGAGCGTTCTCCTTGGTACCGCATCCGTCGCGCATCGGCGGTGAGGCCGAGCGACTCTGCGACGTCAGGATCGGCGATCGGGCGGCCCGGCGACAGCACGACCAGCTGCGAGTCCTCGCGCGGGATGTACGGCGGCAGTGCCCCACCGCTCGCGTAGTGGGCCGGGAACAGGCGGCGCAGCAGGCGGCAGATCACGGCGCCTCCAAAGTCGCACGCCCCGCCGGGTCGTCGTCCGGCGGGGCGCATTCGAATATCATCCGCGTCGCGCAGCTCGGATAGATAGTGGAAGTCTAAACGAGGCCGCTGACAACGCCGGGGCGCTGACGGTTAGTTGGCTCGCGCACCCATCCGCTGGATGACTTCCTCGAAGCTGTCGTCAGGAATCCCGAGCCGCGCCAGCATGATCGGCTCGCGAGTGCGCTCCTCGGCGGCCGTCAGCCGGGCATCGCGGCGCATCGCCCGCCACGTGTAGAAGCCCAGCTCATAGTCTCGCGTCGACTGGTACGCGAACCGGTGAGGCGCCTCGACCCGACCGGCCAGCTCATCGACCGTGTAAGGCCGGTCGCTGTCAGTGTGATCCCTGTCGTACCCCCACGGGACGCCGCAGCCCTTGCCGTGCTTCCGGCACTCCGGCTTGAAGAAGTCTTCGAACACGGCCCCTCCTAGGTCCGCTCCCAGGGTCGCACGAGCCGCCGACACTACGGCCAGGACTGGAGCGTCTCACCGGTCTCGGTATCGAGCAGTTCGCCGCGGGATGTGGGGCTGCCGTAGGTGCGCAGCCAGGACTCCAGCTTGCCTTCGGCCGTCGCCCGCTTCTTCCAGTAGCCGTGCATGGCGGGGCGGCCGTCGAGGGTGAGCGTCACGCGGTAGCGGTCCGGGCGCGGGGTCACCGGTCCGCCTTCCCGTGGCGCTTCAGCAGGTCTCGGCGGCACATGTTCAACCATCGTGGCTGGTCGACGTTGACGATGCGGGTCGCGATGGCCATGCGACCGCACACGGAGCAAGGCACCGAGTCGGGCGGGCCCAGGCGTTCGCGGGCTGCTCGGCTGGCTGGCCAGGGCGGCGCCGGGTCGAGGCTTGTCGGGTCGATGTCGAGGCGGGCGAGGATGCTGGCGTCGCTGTCCATGCCGCCTCCTGGGTCTCGTGTGGGTGGTGCTGGCAGTAGAGCATAGAATCGAACTTGTGTCCGATCCACTGCCCACCCGCCTCGACCTGCTCCGCTTCCTCGAACGCGTCCAGGTGCAAGACCTGCAGCGCACCCGCAGGTGGATCGCCGAGGAGCAGCAGCGCGAGACGGAGCGGCAGGAAGGCGAGCGGCGCAGGCCACCCGATCCAGACTGGCTCATCGAACGCGGACTCCAGAAACGCCGCGCCGTATACGTGCACGAAGGCGGCTGCCACATGGCGGGGAAACGGTCCGTCGCGGCCACCCGCGAGCAGGCGCGGCAGGCACTCGCCCAGGACGTCGACGCGTGCCCGCACTGCCGGCCCGACACCACGCTCGGGGTGCTGGACTAGGCGGGCGCGGCGACCGCACTCGCTGTCACACCCGGCAGCGACAATGCCCGCATGACGATCAAGATGCAGAACTACGGGATCCGCTGGACCGACGCCAACGGGAAGGCGCGCGCGTCAGCCGTCAGCTACGACAAGGCCAGCGCCGAGGACCGGAAGCGCGAGCTGGAAGCCGGCGGCTGCACGGACATCGAGGTGCTGCCGACCAAGGTTGGGGAGCTGCTCGAACCCAGAGCGTGACCGCTGCGCGTTCGTGGCGTTGCCACCGTCGTGATGACCTTCTCTGAAGCCGCCGCGGCGCAAGGTGACGCTGACGCCGTCTACACCTTGCCCTTCACTCGCAGCGAGGCGCTTGCGGTCTGGCGCGCGCTCGACGACTGGAACGAGCACACGCCAGACAGCGTGCGGGCGATGCACCGCCTCGCCGCCCGACTAGAACCCAACTCGGAGACCGGGCGGCAGTGACGGACTCAGTGGATGCCTCGGCGGTGCGCCTCGCGGCGGATCCAAACGGCCAACGCCACTGCTCGTTCGGCGCGCTGCCGTTTCTCTCCTGTCAGGTGCGACGGGAGCGCCTTCGGAGCACCGTCCGGCTCGAGGAACCAGTCCGCCTTCCACGCGAGATGGAACTGGTCGGCGTAGTAGTACCAGTCGTCCCAACTGATGCTGTAACCCGACGGCGGGCAGGCGATGTCCGCGAAGGCGACGTTGAAGAGGTGCTGTGTTTCCTCGCCGCCGAAGTCGGTGTCGTGCGGCTCGCCGAGGCGACGCGAGATGCACTTGGCTGCGTTGATGCGGCCTACGGTCATGAGTCCTCCTGGACTCTGGTGCGGTCGAGCCTCGACCGCGGTAGGCCCCGCGCCTGTTGCGAGCGTAGACCAGGAACTGCGATCTGTCCGAGGCGCTATCCCCCTGCCGGTTCGGGCTGTTGCATAGGTGGTCCCTCGTGCACTGCAACGCCGAGTCGAGATCGCCGCAGCACGATTAGTTTCATGGGGTGTTTCAAAACACGTGCGGGTTGCAACACTCCCATGGAACAATTGGGCATGGCCGCCGACCCACACATCCTCGTCGAGCAACACGACTGCCCGATGTCCACCTGCCAGGCCCCCGCCGGCTCCCCCTGTCGCACAACCAAGGGTCGCGTCGCGATCCAGTACCACACCGCCCGCTTCCGACTGGTGTCGCAACTCAAGAAGGAACTCAGCGTCCCAACTCCCGCCGTCCGTAGGCCGGGACAGCGATGGGAAGCACTGCCCTCCCCCGCAGCCGCGAAGACCGGCGGCGCAACTGGCAACGTCCGCATCGGCTACGCCCGAGCCTCCACAGCCCGGCAGTCCCTCGACTACCAACTCGACGCCCTCAACGACGCCGACGTCAGCAGGATCTTCTCCGAGAAGGTCAGCACCCGCGTCAAAGCGAGGCCCCAGCTGACCAAGGCCATCGACTTCGCCCGCGAACTCCGCACCACCGGGCTTGAGGTGACGCTCGTCGTCCACGAGCACAAGCGCCTCGGCCGCGGCGCCGACCTCGTCAACCTCGCCGAGAGCCTCAAGGAGTACGGCATACGGCTGGAGTTCCTAACCGGCGAACTCCGCGGCGAACACGACCCGTCCGGGCCCATGTTCGCGTTCTGCGCCGCCATGTCCGGCATGGAGCGCGAGTACATCCGCGAGCGCACCCTCGACGGGCACGAGACCGCACGCAAGAACGGCAAGACCATCGGCGGCGCCAGCGTCACCGACGACGACATGCTCAGCATGGCGCTCCACCTGCGCGACCAGAACCTCAGCCTGCGCGACATCGCGGCCAAGCTCGTCATCACCACCGGCGCGAAGAAGGGGCAGCACCCGTCCGCGGCCACCGTGATGCGGATGCTTCGCGACCACGACGAGGCGGCGGCGCCGGCCAGCTGACCGCCCGCGATTACGCATGTTATCGAGAGCGGTCCGTGGTCAACTCGTAGCGCTTCAGGGACCGTTATGCGCTACCTCTGCGATAACGGACCGACCCGTCTCGCCACAGAGGCGGCGGAGCCCCGCCCCCCTATATAGAGGAGCGGGGCTGAGGGGGCCGCGTCAGCGGACCGGGCGGATCTGTTGCTTGTTGCACTTCGTGCAGCGCCGCTGCTGGATCGCTCCGGTCCACACGCCAAGCTTCGAGAAGAGCGGCGAGTTGTACGTAGCGGTGCCGTCCCTCCATGGCGACCACTTGTGGAAGCAGATCACGAACGCCCGCCCACCCACGGCCAGTCGGCGTCCCGTCCGGCCTCCAGGAGCGGCACCATCCGGAACGCCTGATCGGTGAGCCCGCCGAAGCAGTGCCGTCCGGTCGTGCCGTTGGGCATGGCGCCCGCCTTGTAGCCAGCCAGGTTCCACATGTAGACGGGCGTCGTCTTCGGCACGAGTTCGTCGATCGTCGTCTCCCGCATGCCGCCATACATCCCCATGTTGGAGGGGAGCCAGCCGGGCCGGGACTGTTCGTCGGTGACGATGACGATGCGGTCGTGGGCGAACCAGTGCCGCTTGACGGCCGAGGGGATGTCGGTGCCGTCGATCTGCCCGTGCTGCTCGATGTGCTTGAGGATGCTGCCGCCCTTCTGTACGTCGAGCTTCTGGGACGCGCCGCCGAACTCGACGAGGGTCGGCTTCTCTGCGCGCAGCGCAAGGGCGGATCCGAAGACCGCGGCCTGCTCGGCGAGCGTGATGTCGGACCTATTGGCCGTGGAGAAGTGGTAGCCAGGGAACATGCTGGGCGACCGGTCGACCAGGATCAGGGTGGTTCCCGGCAGTTGCGGCACGTTGGCGAGCGAGTGCCCGATGGCCTGCTCCAGGGCGTGAGCCCACCTCAGCGACGGGGCGTGCTTGTAGGCGGCCCACCAGCGGAACGGGAACATGCGCGACTTGGCGACCTGCTCCGGGTCGGCGAACCGGGCGCAGATCTGCGCGGCGATCTCGTCGGAGACTCCGGCCTCGTCGAAGTTGCGGAGGTTCCGAGCCAGGGCCATCAGCCCCATCGACGGGATGACCGCTTCCCATGCCTGCTTGTCCATCGGGCCCTGAAGCCAGCCGGCCAGGGCTTCCCAGGTCATGCCCGCGTCGCGGAGTACGGTCAGCGCGATCGGATTGGTGAGGAGTTCGCGCCGCTGCTCGACGGGGTGAGCCATGAGTTCGGCTCGGTTCCGTAGCGTTTCCAGCACCTCGGGGATCTCGTCGTCGCTCTTGTGACGCCGGTCGAGGGCGTGCTTGAACAGGTCGCCCTGCCAGGGCTTGTCGTCTGCGGGCGACGCGTGGACGAGGTTGAGGACGTCGCCGAAGCGGTAGCCCTTGGACTCGGTGTCGTACTTGAGGAGCGACCGCTCCGTGTAGAGCCGCTGGACGGCGTCGGCGATGCCGCGCTTCACGGGCTTGGGGAGCTTGCGCCCGCACTTGCTGGTCCAGTAGCCGAGCATCTCCCCCGGCTCGTCGGCGCGCTGAAGTACGGCGTCGATGGCCTGGCGTCCGTAGCCGGGCGCGTTCTGGAGGATGCGTTCTGCGGTGAACTCGGCTGCTCCGACGAGGGATGCGGTGCGCATGTTCGCCTCGGTGCGGAGCCAGCGGAGGAAGTCGAGGCACCAGTCGGGGTCTTCGATGGCGAGGGAGCGGATGAGCTGCGTGTAGCGGTCGTCGCGCTGGCCGCCCTTCTCGTAGAAGGAGTCGGCGCCCACGAAGTTGCCGACCGCGAGCAGGAAGAGCTCGGACTTGGTGTCGCGGAGGTGCCCGGCGCCACCCTCGTGGGTGCGGGTCCGTTCCCCGGTGGTGGTCACGGGCGAGTGGGCGGCGGGACGGGTCGAGCGCGTGTTGAAGCGAGACACAAAAAAGCCCCTCACGTGGAGGGGAGGTCAGCATTGGGGTGCCCGAGATCAAGGTCGGCTGCGGGACTTGTGCCATTGCTCTACCGACTGAGCTACCGACGCTAGGCGCCAGGCGGGACTCGAACCCGCGACCCATGGATTAACTGTGAAGTATCCGCCGCCTGCGCACCGGGCACCCCCGATGCTTGGCCTCCCGAGATCAAAGTCGACTGCGGCGAGTTCACCCAAAGAAGTAGCCGCGGCCGTGCGCACCGGGAGGTGCATGAAGTTGTACTCCCACTGTAACCAGCAACCCCACTTGCTTGTCCAGCAAAATGAAGAATCGCCCCACTCCCCGCCGGAGCGGAAGAGTGGGGCGTCGTCACGCGGGTTCGTCGGGCGTGTACCCGTCGGGCAGGTCGGGATAGACCGGCTCCTGGAACGGGGCGATCGACGGCGGTTCGGGGACGGGCTGTTCGTCGGCGAGGCCGAGGTCGACGAGGCTGCCCATGTCGGCGGCTCCGTCGTCTCGCCTGGGCTGTACGGGAATCGGGGCGGGCACGGGTCCTCCTAGCCGAGGCCGTAGTTGGCGACGAGCTGCTTGAGGCCTGGGGTGTCGCGGCTGGTGAAGAGTCCGCCGCCGCCTGCGGTGGTGTAGCCGCCGAGGCCGGGCGCGCACATGACGGGCAGATAGCCGTAGGTGGTACGCGTGCACTCGTAGTCCTCGACTTTGCCGTCGCCGTCCAGGTCGCGGTTGGGGTGGTCGAGGCCGACCATGTGCCCAATCTCGTGCGTCACCGCGTTCTCGATCCGCGCCGTGTTGACGGTGGCGTTGGCGGAGAACCAGCTGGCCTGCCAATACTCCGTGTCGATCCACGTCCAGCCGCCCCACGCTGCACGGTCGTCTTCCTGGCCGGGCCGGTTGGTGTAGCAGGTGTAGGCCCAACTCATGCCCACGTCGCCAACCGGCCGGTACTTGAGGCCGAGGATCAGGTGATGCTCCAGCGGGCAGGAGCCGGCGGCGGGCGCTGCTTCCAGGGTCGTGGACACGGTGAACTGCGTGCCGGTCACCTCGGCCAGCTGACTGGCGACCGCCTTGGCATACGGGGTGAGGCGGGTGCGTGAGGCCGCGTCGGTGAACGTGAACGTGTACGGCTTGGGGCTGAGGCTGTGGATGCCGTCGCTTGTGGCGATCTTCCAGCCGGTTCCGGAATAGGCCGGGCTGGCGGCGGACGCCTGGCCGGTCGCCAAGATCAGCAGCAGGACGGCGGCAACAACAGGCAGAGTGAGGCGGGCAAAACGCATGCGGGCTCCGGGAATGGCGAAGCCCCCGCCGGTCGGCGGGGGCTGAGGGAATGGCCAGGGTCAGACCCCGGTGCGGTTGTATTCGTCGATGCGCGACGGCGGGGCCGGCGGTTCGATGCCGTTGCTGCGCATCTGGGTTGTCAGCTCGCCTACGTACCAGGCGAAGGCCCGAACCAGGGACTTGAGGGACCGAACCTCTTCGCGGGTCGCAATCAGATCGGATCGCAGCTCAGATTTGATCGCGTCGAATGCGGCCCGGTCTTCGGCCCGTTGATTGGGTTCGGCTTGCGCTTGTGCGGCTGCGCGTGTCGCTTCTGCTGTGGCCGCGGCTGCGCGGGTTGTGGCCCGTGCCGCGAACAGTCCTGCGATCACGGCGCCGAGGGTGCCGAGTGCGGCCACGATTCCCGCCATCAGGCTCACGGGCCCTTGCCTCTCCGGGGGCGCCGCGGCACTGGGGGGACCGAGTATTCGGGGACCGTGCTCGCCCACATGATGACCCCGACGTGCGAGGTGAGGTACCAGATTGCGACGTAAGCGCCGCGGGAGTATTCGCCGCCGATGACGGCGGCCGTGTAGGCGGTGGCCCACACCGTGGGGGGAATGAGGGCGGCGAAGAAGCCGAAACCGTCCCGGCCGACCTTCAGGAAGGCGGACCCGGCGGTGACAATCCCGCAGATGATCCACAGCCAGGACCAGTGGCGCAGGCTACAAAAATGCGTGAGCAGTTGCAGGCCGTGGTCGTCCGGCGGGTCCACGAGGAAGGACAGGCCCCAGCAGGTTTTGCCGATGCCGAGGATGAGGAGGAACATGCCGCGGCGGCCCAGCTTCTGTTGCAGCCGCCGGGCCGCCCGGCTCGGCACTAGACCGCCTGCGGTGAGGTGCCGCCGCCAAGGGCGGACTGCGCCTTGCCGCTCACGCCGGTGGGCTTCCACAGGCCGAAGTGAGTGAGGACGCCGGTCGCGAAGGCGACGAGGGAGAGGGCGACGGCGGTGCCGAAGTCCCATCCCGGTCCCGGGTTGGCCAGCTCGACGAGGAAGCCGTTGATCGTCGAGAGCGCCAGCAGCAGGACGGCCTTCACGCCCGCGTGCGTAACCCGCTTGGTGACGAGGCCGACGAGTACGGGCAGGATCACACTGATGAGCAGGCCTATCCAGTAGGCCTTGTCGATGTTCGCGGTCATGACTGTCTCGCTTCCCGTTCGGCGAGCCAGCGCCGGACGACTTGGTTGTGGCGGGCGTCGGCGAGCGCATTGTGCTCGCCGGACTCTTGCTTAGGGAGTTCGTCCCAGCCGACGCCGAGTCGGCGGGCTTCCTGCTGGATGTCGTTGGTGAACATCGGGACGCCCTCGGGGAGGTCGATCATTCGGCCCCACATCTGGGCGAGGCAGACGTGGTCGTAGGCGCCGTAGTCGGCCCACAGCTCGACGTCAGGTCCGGCGGCGCGGATGAACTCCATGACCTCGTCGGCGATTCGCTCGCGACGCTTCACCGCCGGATCCGCGTAGTGGAACAGCCACCGCTTCGGCATGTTGATGCGCGCGTCTCCGTGCCCCTTCGGGAGAGACGGGACGACGTTCTCCATCAACCACTTGTGCTTGCGGATGCGGCGCACGGGCATGTCGCGGTTCACGGCGTAGTACTCGCGGCCGTCGTCGCAAACCATGCCGATAGAGATCAGCTCGATGGTGCGGCCGTCCTCGAGGAATTCGAGGTCGTAGTCGATCCCGGTCATGCGATCACCGTGAACAGGCCGGTCTCGGAGCCGAGTCGGCGCAGGGAGGTCATGCCGGGGATGCCGTCTGCGTCCTTGCCTCTGTAGCCGAGATGCTGCTGCCACTTGCGGTAGGCGGTGACGGTGGTCGAGCCGAACGACCCGTCTCCGGCGTAGGCCTTGCCCAGGTAGCCGACCTTGACGAGGGCGGCTTCGACGAGGTTCGTGCCCGCCATGTAGGTGACATGGCCCTGCTTGGCGCCCGGGTCGGTCTTGGCGGCGTTCACCAGCTGGGACAGGTCGACGCGTGGCACGGAGGGCGTGGGCTTGGGCGTGACGTTTCCGCTGGGCTTCGACGCGAGCTGCTTCTTCACGTCGGCGCGGAACACGTCCATGTCGAACGACGGGTCGACCTTGCCGGGCTGGACTTCCTTGTGCCCGGCCACCGACCGCTCGGACCAGCCGTGGGCTCGGCATAGTGCGGCGGCCCACAGGACGGCCTGCCGGTACTGGGTGGCGGGGTAGGGGTCCTTGCCGTTACCGAGGTTCTCGATCTCGATGCCGTACAGGCAGTCATTGCCGTCGGTGTTGGCGACGGTGTCCTTGGGGAGCGGGCTCTTCTCTGCGATGAGCGCGTTGATGACCTTGCCGTCGACGAGGCCCGCATGGTTGGCGCGACCGTGGCCGATCATCCAGAGGCCGTCCGTCTTGCCGAGCCAGGAGTGGCAGAGCGGGCCGGGCAGGTCGGAGCGCCCCTTGTAGCAGAGCTCTTTGTCGCCGTGGCCTGCGGTGTGGTGGATGAGGACGCCGACGACGGGGCCGAAGGTTTTGCCGGTGGCGGAGTCGCGGTTGTGGGTTGACCAGCCGGAGTGCTCGTGGACGGTGAGGCCCTCGGACTTGAGCTTGGCGACCATCTGTGCCGCGGTCAGCGGGGTTGTTGTCATACGGGCCCCAATCTGGGCATGAAAAAGGCGCCCAGTTCAGGGGGCGCGGGCTGGGGGTGGTGCGAGTTATTGGCTGGTGAAGCAGCCGTTGAAACCAACCCAGGGCGGTTTCGCGGTGGCGTTGACGCCGTACAGGTTGAGTTCGCCGGCCGGGGTGACGTCCATTTTCAGTGAGATGCGGTCGGAGCTGATGTCGGAGCAGGGCACAGAGATGGTGCGCAGGGCTGTCGGCCGGGCCGCCGCCGGGAGCAGTGTGGAGTTGAGCTGCCACGGCACGGGGATGGTGCCGGGGTAGCTGGCGCGGCTGATCGCACCGCGGAACATGAGGACTTGCTCCCCGAACATGTTGACGGACCGGTACTGGAAGGTGCCGTTGCTGTTGCCGTTGTGGGACCAGCCGGAGGTGAGGTCGACGGTGGACCACGACTGGGTGCCGGCGGCCACCGCAACCCACGCCGAACCGTCGTACAGGGTCAGCAGTTTGACGTCGATGAGCCAGGCCACCATTCCGGCGACCGGTGCGGTGAGGGTGGCGCCCCGTGCGGAGGCGGAGGCGAACCGCATGACGCCTCGCGGGATCATCCCGGAGGCGACATCGCTGATGGCTTTCGGAATGTCGGGGGCGTCGGTCAGCGCGGCGAGGCTGATGCCCTGCCCGTAGATATCGGTGGTGGGCACAAGGCCTCCTCAGCTGAGCCGGTATCGGCCGAGCACGTCGAGCTGCAGGTATTTGGTGCCGGTCGCCGACAGCGCCGGGTTGAAGTCCCCGAGCTGCACGTCGCCGCTGGGAAAGAGGGTGATGACGCCGAAATATCCGACCGCGACCTGCGCAGGGGCGCGCACCTGCGAGGCAGGCCGTGCGGCGGCGGGCAAGGTGGCGACCACGGTTCCGGCGGTGAGGCTGCCGGACATCGAGGCAAGCCCGCACAGTGATGCGGTGCCGTCGCCCCACACCCGGTACGTCGGCGTGTAGTAGTTGGCGTTGGCGGTCCACCCGGAGGCGAGCGTGATCGGCGTCCAACCGGCGCCGGTCGAGGTGCGGCCGAGGGCGATGAGGCTGCCACTGCTGGACTGCGAGACGACCGCAACATCACCGACGACCGGGCGCGGGTAGGTCTCCAGGCAGCGCCACACCAGGCCGTCTGCGGTGATGGTGCCCGCACCGACAGCGGTGACGACAGCGGTCCGCCAGTCCGCGCCGCGCACCGATGGCGCCTGCTCCCCGGTCCGCTGCGCCGACTGCCTGAGCGCATCGGCAAGATCCCGGGTGGAGGCATGAGCCGATTTCACGAGTCCTCCTTCGCGGAGATCGTCGTGATCGGAAACTCTCCGCCCTCATCCAGCGGGACGCTGAAGCTGGCGACCTGGTGCAGCTCGCGGATGCCATCCGGGTGCGTGACGCGCAGAACGTCACCCGGCTCCAGGGCGGGGTTCGGGAGGCTGCTGAAGTCGCCGGACGCGTTCGGCGCCTTCGAGTTCGCCAGTTCCAGCGCCGCGGCCTGCTGGCAGGCGGCGACGGTGACGAGCGTCGACGACGAGATGAACTTCGGCCGGCGCCCGAACGGCCCGCCCCAATAGGTGGGCGAACCGGGGTCGTTGTCGACGATCAGCGCCGACACGGGCGCGGCAGCGTCGCTCGTGTTCTCTCCACGGGCCATGACGCCGTTGAAGACTCCGTCCGACTTCATGGCCCTGTTGCCGGAGATGTAGACGCCGCCCTCGGTGGCCTCGATCGCCCACACCGGCGGGGTCGTCAGCAGGTCGGGCAGCTGGCTGATGACGAAGACGCCGTCGGCGTTCGAGTACACCTCGGCGCCTGCCGCGGCGGCGATCTCTTGGGCGCCTGCCCACGGGTCGGCCTCGGCGTCGAACGCTCTGCTGCCGATGGGTGCGTCGGTGATCGTGGAGATGATGTCCGCTGCGGGGAGGGTGCGTTGGATGATTGCGGTGACGGCGCCGACGACGGTTCCCGAGGCCGTATAGGGGTCGGTGAATTTGTCGTCGATGATGGCCGCCTCGAGGGCTTTGCCTTGCAGGGTGACCGGCCCTTCACCGATGTCGCCGTCGACGGAGTCGAGCCGGAACAGGCCGAGCGGCACCAGTTCGGTGGTGCCGTCCCCGAACGCCACACCTCGGCTGATCCGCAGCTTGGCCCCGTACACGGCGAGCTTGTCGGTTGCAGTGAGCGGGATCAGGGAGGGGTCGGCGCAGGTGACGGAGCAAGTGCGGCGGATGGCCTGCGTTCGGTCGACGGAGACGGTGCCGCCGGTGTGGGGCAGGTCGATGATCTGCCCGTTGGTGAGGAAGAGTTGCACCCGCGTTTCCACGTGGTGCGACTCCATCAGCCGCTGCAGGAACCGGTCGCTGACGGGGTACATCGATCACCCCGTTCTGCGGTCCAGGAGCAGTGCCTCGTTGGTCGCGTAGACGGGCAGCAGGTCGGCGTTCGTGTCGAATTCGGCGACGACGTCCTGCCAGGTGCGTCCGCCACTGCCGTTGACGCCGGTCGTGACGGGCCGGTCTGCTTCGATGAGCGGCAGCGTCCAGCTGCGCCACTGTTCTTGGGCGAGCTGGGCGATGCGGCCTTCGGTGATGCCGCCGACGTTGACGTACATGTCGTCGACGCCCATGCCTGGTACGGCCTGCCACAGCAAGACGTTGCCGGAGTCGAGCAACAGGTGCAGTGCCTGGCGTTCCTGGTCGGTGCGGGTCCAGATGGTGAGGTCGCCCTCCAGGCCGTTCCTGCTGCCGGAGAGCACGATCTTGTTACGGCGGCCCTTCACGACGAACGTTGCCTGATCGATCGGCCTCTGCCAGTCGGGGGCCTTCTCGACCACGATCAGCAGATTTCGCTGTGGATTGCCCGGGTCTTTGATCCACGCGGTGTTGATGTCGTCGAGGGTGAGAGTGATCGGACCGACATTGCGGGTCGCGGGAGGTCCTGTCGGCTGCGTCACCTCGACGTAATAGGAGACGGGCACATTGAACGGGGCCTCATGGTCTTCGACGACCATGAGGTCCGACGTGATCGTCTGCTGGAAAATGAGGCCCGATGCGCCGCGCACCAGCTCGCGCGTTCCATCACTCATGACCCGGTACACGCTGACCGTCTGGCCGACGATGAGCTCCCTCAGCGTCAGCACCACGTATCCATCCGCGTCATGCCCGTCCAGGGCGCTGAGCGGAAGCACCTGCCGCAGCGACACGGCGTCGAACTGCATCACGCTGCTCGCGGCAGTGGCTGTGACGGTCAGCTCCACAGCACCCTGCGTGGCATTCGACGGCGGCACAGCGTCGACGAAGATTCCGTACCAGCCGGAGGCGGGCAGAGTGTAGGTGGACGTACTCGACGTGCCAAGGTCTGAGTTCGAGGCGTCGTACCAGCGAATCCGCGCGCCGACCGGACTCCACGATCCCGCTGTGAGACGCACAGCCAAAGATGCGCGCCAGTTCTGGCCCGGGGTGGTGCCGGTCAGCGGGTAGCGGCCCGAGCGCACGACGCTGGCCGTTGCCGTGGCCGTCGTGATGGCGAGGCCGTAGGACGCGTCGGCGCTGGTTCCCCACGGCGTGGTGCGCGCCAGGGTCGCCACTCCGGATGCGACTGTCCACTGGCCGACGCCCTGCTCGAACGAGGAATCGGCGTAGGGGATGACGTTGCCGGTCTGGACGGGCGTCGGCGTGGTGAGGACCACCGTCTCAGCACGCAGCACCTGCCCGGCGCTGGCCCCGTCGAGGCCGAGCGCCACCGACGCAGTCGCAGCATTTGCGGGCGCCGTATCGGACACCCGCTGCCGGTACATGCCGGTGCCAGGCGCGGCGAGCACGGCCCTGGTGGCCTGCACCTGAGTGCCGCTGACGTCGTAGAACCGCAGCTCAATCCACGCGGTACTGCCCGTGGTAGGCGGGTTGAGATACGCGTAGGCCATGTACTCGACGCCCGGAGTGACCGACGGCCGATCCAAAGCGCCCATCGACGCATTGCCAGCGGCAGTCGCCGTCATAGCCAGGACGTGGCCGCCCGACAGGTAGTAGTCGACCGCCCAGCTGAAAGCGGGCACCTGTCGGGAAACAGTGCCGTTGACCAGCGGAGTCCAGCCGCTGGCGTCGATCTCGGAGGTTTCGGTGCCGAACCCGAACAAGTTGCCCAGGGTCCTCAGCGGCAGCCCGAGGTAGACGTTCTCCCAGAAGTGCGTGGCCGCCGCTGCCTCCGTGGAGGACAGCACCACCTGCGCGGTCGCCGTACCGGCAGGTGCGGCCCCGGCGACGCTGACTCGATGCCAGGTCGCGGACGCGGACGACGTCGTCAGCGACCACGTGATGCTGATCTCGGTGCCCGCCGCATTAAGCCAACGGATACCGATCCGTTCGACTGTCGCCGCCGACGAGGTGTCAGCGAACGTCTGATAGACCGTGCCCGCAGTCACCGGATAGGCCGTGACCGTGCGGGCCTGCATCTCCCCCGCCGCCGTCGCTTTGACGGCGAGGGAGCCAGGACCGTTCCGGCCGCCAGTACCCAAGCTAAGCGTGCAGTTCAGCTTGGGCGTCCAGCCGGAGGTGTTCGGATCGACCATCTCCGTCGTCGCGGAGAGGAGATTCCCGGGGATCGGCACGGAGCCTCCTCTCAGCTGGCGCGGAGCACGCTGATCAGCTCGCCCTGCGCGTTGTGGACTTCAGCCCGCGCGATGTCGGTGATCTCTTGGTTGCCGACGTACACGGAGACCTGCATGCCGGACAGGTCACCGCCACTACGGCCGCGGACGACATCGTTGAACTGCCGCCCGGTCAGAACCGGTTCGGGCTTGCCGGTGCCGTTGTAGGCCAGGTTGAAGCCCGGCCGGAGCATGCCGCCCTGGTCAAACTTGCCGGGCATGAAGCCGTACCAGCTGTTGAACAGGTGATCCTTGTAGCCGCGAGCCGTCTTGCCGTAGTGGACGCCAAGGCCGCCGGACGACTCGACGTTCGTCTTGCCGAGCGTGCCCGCAGTGTGGCCGACACCGGCATTCGTAATGCCGATCTTGAACGGGCTGTTGCCGTGATAGACCCAGCCAGGAGGCGCCTTCTTACCCGCGAACGCCATCGTCGCCCAGCGCCTGTGCGGCTTCTGGCCTCGGATGACGGACTCGATCGCCGACATGAAGCCGGAACAGTCCCACGACGGATTGCCGTTGCCCGCCCACTGGTACGGCTTGCCGGACTGCGACTTGGCCCACTTGAGTGCGGTCTGGATGCGGGGCCCGCCTACACCGCCGCCACCGCCCTTCTTGTCTGCGCTTTTCGCGTAGCCGAAGAGGGTGTCGATGATGTGGTTCGGGATCTTGCGGATCATCTTGCCGAACTCGCCGGATGCCCCTGGGAACTTCGCAAGGAGCGGGTCGACGACGTGCTTCACGCCCGCTCGCGCGGACGCCTCCAGGCCGTCCTTCAACCAGCCCGCGACGTCCTTGACCTTGTTCCATACGGCACTGCCTGCACCGGCGACCTTGTTGGCGGCCTTGCCGATCCAGCCGAAGATGCCGCCACCCGCGAACTTGGAGGTCGGCAGGATGCCGCCCTTCGCGTACTTCAGGGACGTGTCCGTCGACATCGGGGCACTACCGCCGAGCATCGGCGCCAGGGCAGCCTTCACGCCCTCGGAGCCGCGGGACCTGGCTGCGGCGTTCATCGTGTCGACGAAGCCGGAGCCAACGGCCCGGGTGAACTCGGGTCGCATGATGGCCTCGCCGCCGCTGAGCTCCAAGCCCATGCCCGACGGCGAGTAGAACTTGTGGACGTCCCGGCCGGGCGTGTAGCCAGGCAGAACGCCACCCGTCGCCCAGCCGCTGATGTCCATCTTCTTCAGCGGATCGGCGCCGAAGGCAGTCGCGACTTTGTTCCAGACGGGGACGATGCCGCGGTTGTAGATGGTGTTGATGATGAAGCGGACGGGCTTTTTGGCGATGTCGGACAGCTTGTCCCACGCCGTTTTGATCATCTTGCGGGCGGACTCAAAGGAGTCAGCGACCTTGCGGACCGCCGTCTTCAGCGAGTTGAACACGGGCTTGATGACGTTGTCCCAAGCCCACGAGATGGCGCCCCTGATCGCCTTCCACACCGGCTTGATGACTTTGTCGTACAGCCAGGAGAAGACGTCACCCAGCGTCCGCAGGGCGGACTTCACCATGCCGAAGTAGCGCTGGACGACGTTCTTCCACCACCACACGATGACGTCGCCGATGCCCTTGAAGACCGGCTGCAACACGTTGTGCCACAGCCACATCGCGACGTCGGCGACCTTCTTCCAATAGGCGATCAGGAAGCCGATGTACGGCTTGATGATGTACGTCCACAGCCACTTGAAGATCACGCCCATCCAGTCGAAGAACGGCTTCAGGACGTTGTTCCACAGCCACATGGAGGCCGTCTTGATGCCATTCCAGGCGCTGATGACCAGGTCGTGGAACCAGGGGAACTTGTTGAACGCCCACACAGCGATCGCGATCAAGGCGGCGATCGCAATCCCCAGGAGCACAAGCGGGTTGGCGGTCATGGCCGCGTTCAGCGCCCACTGCACGATCGTCCAGATGCGCATCACAGCGATGACGCCCCAGATGGCCCATACGAGCCACGGCGCATGCTCGGCAACGATCCCGATGCCCTCAGCCAGTTGGCCGATGAACCACAGGATCGGGCCCGAGACCGGCGCAAGCGCCTGACTGATCTTCAGGAAGGCGCCAGCAATGTTGCCGAGTGCCGACCCGAGCAGCGGAGCCTTGTCCGCGGCGAACGACAGGAAACTCTCGAACTCTGGCGACCCCTTGAGACTGGTCCCCCAGTTCGCGAACCGGGCAGTGATGCCCTGCAGCGACGACGAGATGCCGTCCATGTGCGGCAGGAAGGCGTCGATGATGCCACCCATGCCCTTGAAGACATTCCCGAACGCGACACCCAGGCCGATGATTGCGGGTCGGACGCTGCCCTGCAGATCCTTCTTCAGCGTCTGGAACCAAGGGCTCTTCACGCCCCGCGAGAACCGGTCCTGAAGGTTCGTGATCGCAGCCGCCGCTTCCTTCACGAACGGGGTGAGTGCGGGCAGAGCTCTCCTGATGCCATCCAGGGCACGCGTGAAGATGGGCATGACCTGCGGCTGCAACGACCGCGACCACGCCGTGAACGCCGACCGCAGAGACACGAACGCGTTGAACGTCGCCCTCGCCGCCGGCGTCATCTTCGCCAACGCCTGCTGGTACTTCGCCTGCGCCAAGGCAGCCTGATTGACGCCCCCCGCCGCAGACTGCGACGCGGAGGCAATCTGCCGCTGAGCCGACGCGATCGAGTCCGCACCCGACTGCTGCGCCTGCACCACACGCTCCTGCGCCCGAGCAATGTTCTCGGCGCCCTGACGCTGCGTCTCCGCAACGTTCTTCTGGGCCTCGGATAGCTTGGTCTGCGCGTCGGCGATCGCCCGCGTGTTCGCCACCTGGGTTTTCGTGACGTTGTCCTGGGCCTTCTTCAGCGCGCTCGTCTTGTCGACGACGTCCTGTTGCGCCGCGGCGAGCTGCTCCTGCGCGCTCTTGACCGTCGCGCTTCCTTCGACGCCAGCCTTGTTCGCCTTCGCCGTGTCGGACTGGAGGCGCTTCGTCTCGACGCGCTGCTCTTTGAGCCGCTGCACCGCCTGGTCGTACTGAAGCTGGGCCTTCTGCTTGTCCAGGTCAGACGCCGAGCTATTGAGCACCTTGTCGCGCTGGATCGCCGCTTCCTTCAAAGCGATCTCGGCGTCGCGCTGCGACAACTGGGCGTCAGTCAACTGGTTGTTCATGTCCTGCAGCTGCCGCGACGCCTCGGCGCGCGCGGCCGTCAGATCCAACTGGGCCTGCTTAGCCGACTTCTGCGACATCGTCAGGTCGCGTTCGGCCTGGTCCACCTGATCGTTCGCCTGAGCCATCCGCTCTGCAGCCTGCGAGTAGGCGTCCGCGAGAGCCGTGCGGGCCTGCTTCACCTGCGCCGCGGCCTGAGAGTTCGCCTGAGCCGCCTGCCGTACCGCGTCACCGACGCCACGCTGGGCGTCCGCGATCTGCCGGGCCGCATTCCGCTGCGCCGTCGCCAGCGACTGCTGAGCACCAGCCATCTGCAGGGCCTTCGATGCGCCCTGGCTGTTCGCTGCACCGCCGGCGGCCGTCGCCGACGTTGCGGCGTCCTGAGCGGCCTTCTGCGCCTGCAGCGCCCCGCCGATGTCCTTGAACGCGGGCACCGCCACCGCGGCGATGCCGCCGATGCCAACGCCTGCCGCGACACCCGCCGCCGCGATCGCACCCAGGCCGGCGGCCACGATCGGCAGCGCCGGAATGATCGCCGGGCCGAACGCGATCGCCGCCGTGGTCAGCATCTGCATGCCGGACACGGCAGACGTCGTGTCCACGTCGACCTTGGCGGTCTTGCCGTCCAGAGCCCTGACCTGCGCGACGAATGCTGCAAGTTGCGCCGAGGCCGCGCCCGCATCGACGCGAACCGCCACGTCGGCGTCCTTCGTCGACAGCTCGACCAGGCGAGCCTGGATCTTTGAGATCTCGGACATCGCCGCGCCCGCGGAGATGTCGATACCGATCCTCTGGTCGGTCAGCGCAGTGAGTCGCCCACGCAGCTGAGCAATCTCCGTCTGAGCGGGAGTCGTGTTCGCGCCGATGTTGATGTTCGGCAGCGACGCCTGGGCGGCTTGGACCGCCGCGCGGAGGCGGGTCCCGAGCTTGCCGTCCGTCTCGACGCGAACCGTCGCGTTGTTGTGTGTCAGCTCGTCGACCTGCGCCTGAACCGCCCGCAGCTGGGCGATGGCGCTGGCGACGTCCGCGCGTACCGCCACGTTCGGGTGGGCGGCGCCGAGGCGACGCAGCCGCTCCTCAATGTCCGCGGCCTGCGCACGCGCCTGCTCCGCGGAGATGTCGATACCGATGGTCTTGTCGGCCAACTGCTCCATGCGGGCCCGCAGACGAGCCAGCTCCGCATCCACGCCCGTGTCGCTCAGGCCGACGTTGAGCTTCGGCATGCTGCGGAAGGCTTCCTGCAGCTTCGCTCGCAGCGACCGGGCGAACGCGCCGCCCGTGTCCGCACCCTGCCGAGTCGCAGCCGGCTTCGCGGCCTTCGCGCCGTCGTTGATGCCGTCCCGCACCGCCGGAGCGATGTGCGCGGCGAGACGCTGGCCGATGATCCGGCCCATCTCGTCGCCGACCTGCGTCGCCGGAGGAACCAGAGCCGACTGCAGGCGTCCCAGAATCCCCTGAGCGTTGGGGATGACATCAACCTCGACGGACCCGACCGAGATGGCAGGCACAGGGAGCCTCCTCCCTGTGCGCTACTGGGCGCCTCCGTTGAGCATCGACGCGAGGAACTCGGCCTGCTGCGGGGTGATCTTCTGCTTCGGCTTCACAGCGCGGATACCAGGGCGGCGCATCGGCTCCGGAGCCTTCGGGCGCTTCGACTTGCTGTCCGTGTTCGCGCAGATCGTGACGTGCTGCAGAGAGGCAAGCCGGTCGTGGATGCCCGCCAAGAGCTGCTCGGTCTGCGACCAGCGGCCCTTCTCGGGCTCACCCTTCTCCGCCTGCTCCGCGTACTCCTCATCGCTGAGCGCGTTCCGCATCGCGGTCATCGTGCGGGACTCCGGCGGCAGCCCCTCGATCAGGACGCGAAGCCGCCGCCACGTCAGGCGGCCGCGGTGCAGGTCGAGGATGTCGACGCGGGGCAGGAGGTCGTCCTCTAGCTCCTCCGCGTACTGCTCCCAGACCTGGAACGCCCACTGGACTTTCCCAGGTCATCGCCCACAGCACGGGCGGCGGCCTCGGCGAAGTGGCCGATGGCGTCCTGGTCCGGGTCGAGGTCTTCGTAGATGTCGAAGTCGTCCTCGTGAAGGATCTTCTCCATGAAGCCGTCGATGTCGCCCTGGCGCAGGGCACGGAGCGCGGAGGCACGCCACCGGTTCGCGGGGAGGGCGCGGACGTCCTTCGTGACGCCGTCGAACCCTGCGAGCGGAACAGTCACGTATCCGCCGTCGAGTTCGGCGTCCACCTCCTGCTCCTGGGCGCGTGCGGCATCGAGCTGTGGCTTGGTCGTGGGCATGGCGCAGGGCCTTTCGATCTAGGGCGCGGGACAAGGGAAAGGTGAGCGGGCCGGGCCCGCGCCAACGTGTCGGCCCGCCCACCAGCTCAGGAGCCCGAGTAGGCGGGCGTCGCAGGGATCTTGTCGACGTGGTAGACCGTGTTGCCCGCCTCGTCGGGGTAGGTCGTGATCGTCCACTCGTAGGCGCTCATCTCGTCCTGCTTGAACGTGACGTCGGAGCGGTCGTTGATCTCGCCCTGGGGGACGTAGAAGCCCTTGTAGCTGGATCCGTCGATGACGAGGAACCAGAACGCGCGGCGGTCTGGGACCGGCGACGCGGTCTCGGCATACTTGGTGAGGCCCTCGCCGTCCGGCTCCAGGTCGCCGGCCGTCAGCCGGTACTGCAGCGACTGCACGGCGACCCGCGAGGTCTCCCACACGGTCAGGCCGAAGGTGCGGACCGACTTGGTGATCTGGGTGCGGAACGGGGAGGTGAGTCCCCACGGCGTGAACTCCTGCGAGTCCTCGTCGAATCCGTAGGTCAGTCCGTCGTCCGAGATTGCGCCGAGCGGCTCCCACGGGGCCGTCGGCTGTGAAAGCGGCGAGTCGAGGGCGGGCGTTCCGACAGGTGCCGTCCAGCCTCCGCCGTTGGCGCCGACGACAGCGAGGTCCGCAGCGCGGGTGATCTGAACCATGGAGATTCTCCAGACATGGAAAGGCCCGCGCTCGGGCGGGTGGAGGGTCCGGCGCGGGCCCAGACCGGTCAGGAGACCGGGTGGAGGAAGATTTCGTAGGTGGCGCCAACGCGGCGCAGAGCGGTGTTCTCGTAGTCGCGGGCGGCGGGCAGCGTCATCGCGCTGACCCGCCCGAACACGGCCGCCGTCGTTGTGGAGCCGCGGAGTTCGCCGGTCAGCCAGGCGTGCACCCGGTTGGCCAGGACGAAGGCGTCAGCCCGGCTGGCGGCATAGGTGTCGACGTCGACGAGGGCTCGGGACAGGCGCAGGCCGTCGTCGCCGCCGCCAGGGATCTGCTGGACCTGGATTGTGGGCAGTTCTTCCAGCAGCTTGTTGTCGAGCTCGTCGCGGACGACGGCCTCGGGGAAGCGCGGTGTCGCGGCGCCGATCAGGGCCGCCTCGATGTCGACGAGAGCGGTCACTGGTTCCGCCCGCCGATCTGCGCGGCCCGCAGCAGCACGTGGTGCGCTGGGACGCGTTCGGTGCCGTACTCCACCCAGCGGGCGTAGTAGGAGTTGTTGCGCACGGTTGCCGTCGCGCGGTCTCGGTTACGGCCGCCCCGCGACGCCGACGACGTCTTCCACGACGCCTTGTAGTGGCCGCCGGTCGGGCCTCGGTACACCGGGGAGAGACCCACGGCAACGCCCTTGATGACCTCGGCCCGCCGCAGCATCTCCGCCTGCATCATGGGCGAACGCAGCATCTCACCGACACCTTTACGCCTCAGCTTCACTCGTGCTGCCATAGCCACCTCCATCAACACACGCATCTGGGGGCGGACATGGACGTGAAAGGCGTACAGGGCACGATCAGCTTCGACGGGGAATGGATCACCATCGCGAAGACGCCCGTCGGACCGCAGCCCGCACCGGTACGCATCCGGGCAGCCGACATCACCGGCACGCGACTCAAGAAGGCGAGCAGGCTTATGCACGGCTACGTGCAAGTCCTGATCCCCGGCGCCCTGGCAGCAGGCGAACAGGGCGGCCTACTGCAAGGAGGGCGGCCGCCGGCCGCCGATCCGCACAGCCTGTCAATCCCGCACAAAAGCAACGACGCCGCAGAGAAACTCATCGCCGCCATCGAGCAGGCGCGCAGCTAGCCCGTCACCCGGTCCGCAGCGAACTGCATGACGCCACGGGTCCCGGTGAACGGGGAACGCCCCCAGTCGCCGGGCTCACCCGTGACCTCATAGACGTGGTCACGGATCCGGAACTGGTCGGTCGTAACGATGTCCGTGCCGGGGGGCGCGTACACCGTGAACCCGACGATTACCGTGTCCCGGGCCTGCTGCTCGGCGCCGCCAACCTGCGGCGTCTCCGCTCGCGGAGCCACCACACAACCGCCGATCGGGGTCTCTGCGAGAGGCCCGGGGATCGGTTGCCCGCGCCCATCGCGGCCCGGAGAAGGGCCGCGGCGAATGCGGACGATGGTTTCCCCAAACGGGTACGGGGCGGGCATCAGAGAGGCTCCCAGCCCGGCTCGTACTCCTCCGCGAAACCGGTGACCTCATAGATCGGCCACGTCGGCGACGGATCCGCCGTCGCTGGCGTCGGATCCACAGTGAACGCTCCACCGCGGCCCGCCAGAGACTTGAGCGCAGACTTGTCGGCCTTCGTCAGATACATGCCGCCAGAACCCTGGGGGCGCTGAACCGACATCGGGCCGATCGTCTCGTAGCTGACCTGCTGAGGATTGACGTAGGCCCTGCCGGCGACCGAAAGGACCACAGCTTCCGCGCCCTCAGGCAACGGCCTCACGACCGTCTGGCAGAGACTCTCCGCCGTGGTGATGAGCAGGTCCGCCCGGTCGCCCTGGATCTCATCGAGTCCCAGATACAGGCCGAGCTGTTCAGCAGTAGGAGGAACGAATGCCACGACTCCTCCTAGCTCTTGAGGCCCTCGATTGCGCTACACCAGGCGGCCAGGTCGGCCGCCGGGTCGAGCTCTGCGCTGCGGGCCTTCGCACGCTTCGACGCCAGCCGGTACTCGGCCGGGGTCAGGAGCTTGCGGAGGACCGCCTCGTGGCCGTCGATGTCGTTCCGGTCGACGAACAGGCCTGCTTCGCCCAGCGACTCGCACAGGCCGGGCGTCGGGTGGGCCACTACGGGGATGCCGCTCGCGAGCGCCTCGGCGCCGGCACGCCCCCATGACTCGTATGAGCTGGGCATGAGCAGCACCTTGGTGCGGGCGTAGACCTGTTCGCGCATGTCCTCGCCGTTGACGTGCTCGACGACCTCGACGTTCGGCAGGTCCGGCAGGATCTGCTCCCCGTAGGCGCCAGCCACAGCAAGGAACTGCTGGTCCGGCATCTTGCGGGCGAGGGCTTCGAGGACCTTGCCGCCCTTGGCCTCATTGCAGTTGATGAGCGTGATCGCCTTGCCAGGCTTCGTTGCGTACTCGTCGGCGAACACCGGAGGCCGCACGATCAGGCTCGACGTCGGCCGTACCGACTTCGGGTACTCGGCGAAGAAGAGTTCCGCCTCCGCCTGCATCCACTGGCTGTTGTAGATGGCCAGCGATGTGCCGCCCGCGGCCATGTCGCGGAAAGTTGGCCGGTGCGTGTTGTGGCAGATCACCACCAGTTTGCCGCCCCAGCCGCGGGCCATCGACGCCGTCGAGGGGACCGTCTCCAGGTGCGCGATCAGGACGTCCGCGCGCTTCACAGCGAGCGTGTAGTCCAGCCGCGACTCCAGCGGAACCACCTTGATGCCGCGGTACTCGTACTCCTCGTGAGCTCGGCCGTAGCGGGACAGCCACACCGACACGTCGTGACCGCGCTCCACCAGCGGACGCAGCATGCTGACCAGCATGTGCTCCGCCCCCGCGTTGTGCTCTGGGGGCATGGCATGGGCACGGACCACGATTCGCAGCGGCGCGGTCCCGCCCGGCGCGGATGCCGGGACCGCCCCCACGTCAGGAACCGCTCGGGGTGCCGGTGTACTTCACGAACGCGTCGGCGTCGCCCATGACGAAGCCGTAGTAGGCCTCCGCCAGGATCAGCACCAGGTTCTCCTGGAACGCCGAGTGCACGCCACCGTCCTCGTCGACGTAGGTCGCCTGGTCGGAGATCCGCACGGTGATATCCAAGCCCACGCCATACGCCGCCTGCGACCAGTCGCCGCCAAGCGCGCGCAGGCCAGTGTCCGTCGAAGCGGACTGGCGGCGCTGCTTGCCCGACACGCTGCGGGAGTAGGCGAGCGGCTCGCCGATCAGGGTGCCCGCCGACGCCATGTTCGTGCCCGGCGTCTGCGTGTCCACCAGGATCGGCCGGCCCGTGGTGTCCGTCGCCAGCAGCAGCTTCGGCTTCAGGCGGTGGTCCGCGACCGTGCCGGTGTAGTCGTAGTCCTCGTCGACGACGAGGTCCATGCCCTTGACCAGGTCGGCCCAGATGCCGCCCTGGCCCTGCGCCGTGGTGCCCAGCGCGACGGACTGCGAGGTCATCGCCAGGTACTCGGTGAACGGCCCGGTCGCGCCCTTCATCGTCTTGCCGTGGATCGCCGCGTGGTCGAAAGCGCGGGCGAACGCGGTCGGCAGGTCGTTCTGCAGCTGCTGGTAGAGGCCGGCGGTGTTCGTCCGGGCGACCTCCATGGCCACCGGAATGAGGACCGCGAGCTTCTTCGCGGTCATGTGCTTGACGTCGATGCCGCCGGTCGACAGGGGCTTCTTCTGGCCCTGCCCGACCCAGTCAGCGGTCGGCACGTCCATCGGGATCGGCACCGACGTGGTGGCGTCCAGGGCCAGCGGCGCCTGACGGGCGAGCGCCATGACCGCAGACTGCTCGACGCTCTTCTCGAAGATCGGCGCCGTGATGGTCCGCGGGAGGAGCTCCTCGGGCAGACCGGACGTGGTGATAGGGGCCGTAGCCGCCATGATTCCTTCTCTCAGCGGCCAGGAAGCCGCGACTTAAGCCATCCGGAGAACTCGTCCTCCGGGCTGGGGGCCTTCGTTCGGTTGGCGCCGGACGCCTGAGTGCGATCCGGTGCGGGACGCCGCGGGCCCTCCGGGGGCTGGCTCTTCGCCCAGTGCGGCTTGCGCTCCAAGAGCGCGTCGAGGTCCGCCTGAATGGCCGCCTCGTCGATGTCGCCGTCAGAGTCGATGTACGTGTCGAGATCCAGCGCGCCGACCGCGTCCTCCGGGTCCGCGAACCCGGTCATCGCCAGGGCCTGCACCTGAGTGCGGACCAGGCGCTGACGCGTCTTGGCCACCTGCTCTTCCGCATGAGCCAGCTGGTCGGTGAGCCGCTCGGACTCCGACTTGTCGGCGTCCTTGATGCGCTGCAGCTCAGCCAGGAGCGGCTCCGCCTTCTTGAGGCGCTCACGCAGGTTCTTGGCTTCGCTGTTCTTCTTGCGCAGCTCAGCCTCGAACTTGGCCTTGTCGAACGACTCGTCCTTGCCGCCGGCCTCCGCCTCCTGGGCGTCGTCCTGCTGCTCGGTGCTGTCGTTCTCCTCGGTGGCCGTCTCCTCGACGGTCTCCTCGGTGCCGGTCTCCCGCTGCTGCTCGCTGGTCTCGTTCTCTTCGGGCATGACGAATCGGCCCTCCAGGGGCTGTGGAAATGAGAAAGGCCGCCACCAGGGCGACCTTGTTGATCAGAAAGATCCGGGAAGTGGGTTGGAGTCGTGCTCCGCCAGGGCGGCCCGGAAGCGTCGAAGCTGGCCACCCGGGAAGGGGGCCGCGTACTCCTGGTAGATGCGCGCCCACTCGGACGCATGCGGCGACAGCTCGAAGCGCTGGCCGGCAAAGACAGGAGTGGCTAGACAGTGACAACCATCGTGGGCCCGAAAGCCCACGGTTTCCTGAGCGAACACGGCCCCGCGTGCGGATAGCAACTTGCAGAAGGCGCAAGCCCCGAGCGCCGCAGTTCGTGCCCAGGCGGTGGCCTGCCGGTCCTGACGCACCGCGTCGAGCACCGTGCTTCGGCCCGTATCGGCGACAAGCTTCTGCGCGACGGCCTCAGCCTTCTTCTCGGCCTGCTCCAGCCGCGTATCCAGCGGCTGCAGCTGGGCCTCAGTCGCCTCCTCGGGCGGCCGGTCCCAGACGTCCTTCGTCGCCCACCGCAGGCTGCTCTCGGTGCGCTCAGCCGGCGGCGGATCTGCGACCGGCACAGTGAACGTGCCCGTCACCCGGGCCAGGTCTCGCTGCCCGTCGTAGAACTCGGCGCCGAGAGCGGCCGACGTCCTGGCGTACTGGTCGATCACGGCCTGCATGGCCGTGATCCAGTCGGGCATCGTCTGCCGCAGCCGCGACCTGATGATGAGCCGCCGCAGACCGCGCACATCCCGGACGAGAAGCCGTGTTAGCCCCAACTGGGCAGCCCGGTACCGGTCTGCATCCTGTCCGCCGTCAGAGACCGTTGTCGGCACCGGTCACCTCCGCGACGTCCGGCAGGCTGGTTGCCTGCTGGTCGTTCACGGCGGCCAGTCGGTCCAACAGTCCGCCACCGGTAGCCGCGGCACTCGACCGGCGACGATCGGCGGCAACACGCTGCCGCTGGGCCTCGGTGAAGCCTGCCATCTCCAGCGTCACGTCGGAGTCCGCGGGAAGCACGCCTGCCTGCACCAACTTCACGGTGGCGTCCACCTGGGCCGCCACGGTCGGTGTCGCAGGGTTGCGCCAGACCGTCTCGATACGGCGCGTCTTGTCCGGAGGCTCACCATCGCGCACCCACAGGGCGAGCCGCATAGCCTGCTGCCAGGAGGCGCCGAAACGACGGATGCGCCGCTCGGAGCGTTTGACCAGCTTGGCTTCCGTGCTCCGGATCGCGTCCGCAGAAGCAGGGTTGTCTGTGGTGTAGCCGAGCATGTGCGGTGGCAGACCGAACTGCGCCGACATGATCCGCGCATACAGGTCAATGATCTTCGTCATGCCGGTCGGATCGTGCGCGGCGAACTGGCCGACCGTCGGCACATTGCCGTCCTCGTCCCGCTCCAAGGCGAGAACCCGGCCGATATACGTCTCCCACGCCGACTTGGCCGTGCCGTCCGCGTCCTGGAACGCCGACTCCGACGCGCCGAGGATGTAGCGCTGCGGGGCACCGAAGAACTCCGCCGCCACCTCCATGCCCATCAGGCGCCGGCAAGCGGCATCCGTGATGGACATGACCTCCGGGGTGATCTCGCTGCGACCCACACGATCGGACGTCCGCTGCCGGTTCGCCATCCGCACCACCGGCACAACACCCAGGTTGTGAGGGTCGCGGTCGACAACCTCCCAACCACCAGACGTCGACGGGATCGCCGTCACCGTCTGGTCCGGCAGATACAGGACGATCATCCGCTCATCGGGGCCCAACTCCACATACCCGTCGAGCTGGCACTCCCTCAGTGCCGCCGTGCCCATGCGCAGCCGGGCATCCCACAGCAGCGTCATGTCGAGCGGCGACTCCACCGAGATCAGCGGCGGGCAATCCTCGCCGCCACAGTCACCGGAACCGACAGCGAGATAGCCGCGGCCGTAGGTGAGCGCATCGAGGTGCGCGAGGCTCGACTCGTCGAACAGGTCGTTCGCCTCGGCGATCTCCGCCAACTCGGCCGAGTCCGCACCGTCAGCCCAACGGAACGCCTCCAGATCGAGGCGCTCCTCCAAGGACTCGACGCCCACCCGCGGCCAGCCGATCACCGTATGTAGGCCCTTGAGCTGCGGCGGGATGCTGATGCCAAGGTCACGGACCAGCTGCTCGCCGTTGAAGTAGGCGTCCCGCACCATCAGCGCATAGCGGTCACGCTGCATCTCCCCCCGCAGCACGTTGATCAGGGCCAGCTCATCGTCCGACAACGTCAACAGCGGCAGATCGGGGATGGAGATGGTCATCGCAGCACCACCACCCGTCCTTGCCTGCCGGCCTTCTTCTTGCCGAGCCCCTTGGCCATGGCGTCGACTCGGGCCTGCCACGCGAGAACGGCGGCAACCGCGACGTCGATCTTCTTCGAGCTGTCCGGGTGTTCCTTCATGATCTGAATTCCGCTGCGGGACTCGCGGCGTCGCGCGTTGAGGATGTGCCTCGTCATCACGCTCGACCCGTCATGGGTGAGCTCGCCGTCGACCACGCTGGACCGGAACTTCTCCAGCGCCCGCACAATGTGGCTTGAGCGCCCACCGGTCATCCACCATTCGATCGGGTGCTGAGTCGACGCCTTGAGCTTCAAGCGCCGCCCGTGATCCGCCTCCCACTTCGCGACGTGCGACTCCCAGCGGGCCGGGTCGGCGTACATCCCCACCACCTTGTAGTCGCGGAACGCGTCCTCAACCGCGGCAAGTACCTCCACCGTCGGCACCTGCCAGTCCTGGCCGAAGGGCCCGTCCGGCTGCTCCCAGCAGCCCAGCAGGAAGAGATGACCGTCTGAGACGCGACACCCCACCAGGGCCGTCGCATCCGTCACGCCGCGATTGCGCCGCCGTGAACCGTCGAACCCGAGCACGACTTCCTCGCCGCGGCCCACGACCTTGTCCGCCGCGGCCACCCCCGCCCACTCGGGCTGGGAGATCCACGAGTCGGAGGCGTGCGTGATCTGGTTCAGGAAGTCGGCGCGAGCCGTCTGAGGATCGGTACTGGGGTCCCAGATCGTCGCGACAATCGTGTCCAGATCGACATGGCCGCCATTGCGGTCAGCCGAGTCGCCGTAGGTGTACGCCAATCCGGCTGTCAGCGACTGCCGGTCAGTCATGTCCGTTTCCGGAGGAGCCTCGCGGTGGTCATAGAAGAGGCCGTCATCCCGAGCCCGGCCCTCACGGATCTTCGCCCAGAACGCGGCCGACTCCTCGGCCACCGACCCCTCGCCAGGAATGAAAGCATTCGGCGATTCGATCGTCGTGCCGCCCACCTTGGCGGCGTTGATACGCATCGTCTCGGCCAGCCGGTTCCCGCGGTTCGAGCGCACCCACTCCTCGGTCTGGTCCAGCACAGCGAAGACCGGCTTGTTGCCCTTCACCGTCCGTGCCGACGAAGTGATCGGCTCGATACGGCCACGGGGCAGATTGACGAACGTGTCCAGCGGCTCCAAGCCCGGATACTCATCCAGGACCGGCCCCTGGAGCATTTCCAGGAGGGGGGTCCAGGTGTTCTTCGTCTGCGTTTCCGACACCGCCGCGATCTGCACCAGCGGAGTGCGCACCTCCGACCACGGCTTCCCGACCGGCTGCCCCTCCGCGTCCCACCCGTCGGGCACGACCGGACCCAGAGCCTCGACGATCGCTAGAGCGGCCAGGAAAGGCGACTTGCCCCACCCGCGCGGGCGACTGATGACCCCACGCCGGAACCGGCGCTTACCCGAGCGCGGATCGAGCTCGTAGTAACGGAGCACGAAGTCTTCCTGCTCCGGATACAGAACGAACGGCTCATAGTCACCCCGGTCCGGGGCGGCAAGCATCTCGGAGATCCAGTCGATGACGTCGTACCCGAGGGTTGGAACTGCACCCGGCTCCGGCGGCATCCAGGGCACTACTCGCCCTCCGCCTTAGGATCCGGAAGCGCACGAAGGACCCCACGCCGCTGCCGCGCCGACGCCGCGCCGTCAGGGCGCTTACTGTCAGCCTCATCGGCCTGGGCGAACTGCATCCTCAGGCGCGCCCGGTCCTCGGGCGTCGCACCGAACTTGGCGACACGCAAGCGCAGTTCACCCGCCGCGGACATCTCGCCCGACCACAGCCGGGCGTGCACCACAGCCGTATCGAGAAGGAAGTCCCAGTCCGTGGAGGAGAAATGCTCCGCCTGCGGAGAGGCCTTCCACATCTCCCACCAGTCCAGCGTCCGCGCCGGCCAGGCGTACTCCACAAGGTCGCCGTCCTTCATCACCGACAGGGTCGGCAGCTCCGGGGCCTCCGCCTGCTCGAAGCGCAGGACGGTCTGTGCGATTGGATCCTTGTTGCCCCTGGCTCGGCGAGAGGGGTCCTTGGGCTGTGGCCCGCGACCTGCCACGGCGTCCACCCCCTCGAAGATCCAAAGGCCCCAGACCCGTCGACGGCCTTAGCGTGTAAACGGTCCCGATCCGCATAACCCCAGGTCAGGGGCATTCCCCCAGGTCAGGGGCGTGATCGATTCGACGGCCCGCAAGGCCTCTCGGCGCCGGCGGGAAAGATCGCTCCAGGGTCCTGGCGTGATCGATCTCATCGATTCGATCTTCATTCATTGATCTTCAATCTTCGATCAACTCGAATCGATCAAGCTCAACGATCAACGCTCACAGACACGATGACCATGACCACGACCGCGTCACCCTGCCTGCCACGCCGGCCGACCACTCCCCTGCCTCACCTGGCACCCACCAGGTAGGGCAGGCCGGCGCCTAGAAGGTCTCCCTCTTGGCAGTAAGAAGGTCAACCACCTCAGCCATGAGGCGATCGCACTTGCCGCTGTTGCAACCAAGGTGCGCGCTCTGGACGTTGGCCATCGCGTGCAGTCCGCCTCGCGATAGCGGGACCACATGGTCGATGCTGGCGCTCATCGGGTCCGGCCAAGCGGTCGACGGATCGATGGGCTTGAGGCAGAGCTGGCAAGTCCAGTCGTCACGCTCGTGGACTTCACGTGGATCGAACGTCTCGCCAACTTGCGCTTGCGCAACGAGAGCTCGACGTCGAGCGTCATAGGCGGCAGCCCGGTCGGGGTAGAGGGTGCGCCAGTGCCCCTTCTCCTGCCGTCGGCGTCGCTCGTAGGCGCGCTGGCCTTCGCCGTACTGTCGGTGCGGCCACTCGCCGGTCTTTGTCTTGTAGGCTCGGTTCCACTCGCGCATCCGGTCTGCATGGAACGCACGCCGGCATTCCGGCAGGCCGCATTGCTTACGGCGCAGGTTTGTCATGGGTGCGGAGCAGTACGGGCACGGACGCGCCTGAGCTGCCCGTCTCTCCTGAGCCTTGTCGCGGTTCGCTGCGAGGGCTGCCTCGTATCGTCCGTCAGCACGGGTCCGCTGGTACTTCGCCGCTGAGCGACAGTGTGCCGAGCAGTAGGTGGGGAGCGGTCCGGCGCCAGCCACCTTCTTGCTGGCACCGCATCGGGCGCAGGTGATGGACGTGGGGCGTGTAGCGTTTGTCATGTCGGTCCTGTTGCGTCAGGTCGGCCATTGCCCCGGGACGGTTGCTGCCGTCGCCGGGGTCTCTATTGTCTCAACGCCCACTGACAGTGCGGCGGTTGCAGCACCAGCTCACTGGTAGGCGGTGACGTCCAGCGTCTGGCCGGCGGCCAGCAGGACGGTCGGCGTGACGGTGATGGTCAGGCCCGCGGCCGTCTGGGTTCCTGCCTTCACGACTGCTGTCGCCGTGCCCAACAGTCCTGCGCTCTTGGCGATCGTCACCTTGTAGGTGGCGCTTGGCATCGGCGTCTCCCACTTGATCACCTGGTCGTAAGCAACACCAAGTGCGAGCAACGGGAGTTGAGGGATCGCTCGACGCATCTCAGGACTCTTGGCCTTGAGCGTTGCAACATCAGCTTCAAGTGCTGTTGCCCTCGTCGCGACGGCTGCCGCTGCCGTGTTGGCCTGGTCCGCCTTGGTCCCTGCCGTGCTGGCTGCGGCCTGTGCTGCCGTTGCTGTGGCTGCCGCCTGGTCGGCTGTCGCCTTGACTGTGCCGGCCGTGGAGGTAGCCGCGTCGGCCTTGGTCGCGGCACTCTGCGCAGTGCTCTGCGCGGAGCTGGCCGTGGTCTTGGCGGTGGCGGCGTCTGTTGCTGCCTGCCCCGCGGTTGTTTGTGCAGAGGCGGCGCTGGTCTTCGCTGTGGCGGCATCGCTCGCTGCGGTAGCCGCCGTGGTTTTGGCACTGGCCGCGTCGGTCTGCGCTGCCTGCGCCCCGGTCTTCGCTGCGCCCGCATCGGTGGCTGCTTGCGTGGCCATCGCCTTGGCGTCTGCCGCATCTGCCTGCGCGGAGCCGGCCGCGGTCTTCGCTGAGGCCGCGTCAGTGCTGGCCTTGGTCGCCGCGCCCTGCGCCTGTGTTGCCGTCGTGTTGGCGCCGGCTGCTGTGGTGTTGGCCTGCTGGGCGAGGGCTGACGCGTCCTGCGCCGTACCGAGCGCCGTGCCCGCCATGTCGTAGGCGCCCTGCGCCTGAACGCCGGCCGAGTCGGCATCGGCCTGAGCCTCGGCGATGAGGGGCCGCAGTGCCGCGATGGCTGTGGTGGCCTGGTCGATGAGGCCTTGCAGCCTGGCGTGTTCGACTTCGGCGCCGGCCTTGATGGGCGTGAGCTGTGCGGCGATGTCGGCCAGGGTGGCGATGTGCGTGGCCATCTCCGCGTCGCGCGCATCCTGTGCCGCCTTCTGTGCGGCGAGGTTGGCGGCGACCGTCGCGTTGCCCGCGAGGGCCGAGGACGCGATGGTCTTCACCATGGCGTCGGTCTCGGCGTCGGGCACCTTGGGCGTGTAGACGGTGCGCTTCATGACGTCCTCATCACCGAGATCTTCGGCGTGCCAGCCGAGACAACCTTCACGATCGTCGGGCCCGCAGTGGGCGGCTCGACCATCACCGAGTTGATCGCGGCGGGCAGGACGCGTGAGCCGCGCCCTTCGACGGCCGGCGGGTTGCCGTCGACCGTGAAGTACACGGCCGCCGCCCCGTCGTGGCTGAGGATCTCGATCTCGTCAACGTCGTCGCCGAACTGGATGGTGTCGATCTGGTTGGCGACGAGGGTGATGCCGTGGATGCCCCACTCGTTGCGGGCGAGGGAGTAGGTGGTCATCCTCGGCGCCCCTTCGATCCACGGTTAGCCTTGCTGCCTGGCCATACGCCAGTTGCCTCGTGGAATCGGACCGCACAGAATCCGCGCGCCCTCGGCCCAAGGAAGCGTTGTGTGCGTGCCACGCACCTTGTGAACGAGCCCGAGTGCAGGGCGTACCCGATGCCCGCCGCCTTGCCCCGGCTCGTCGGGCGATCGCTCCAGTACCTGCGTCCTTCGCGGACGATGCGGCGGTTGGACTTGGCACGACTGGCCACAGTGGATCACTCCTTCTGCGGCGCGGGCCCTTCGTGCAGGGGGTCCTGTTCAGGGTCTACCCGGATTACGGCGTGAATCTTCTCGCGGGGTGCGGCGAAGCAGGGGCCGTTCTCGTCGGAGATGGTGACCCAGTGCGGGTCGAACTGGACGGTGAGGTGCTCGTCTTCGATGAGCGTGTCGTCGCCGCGCCGTTCCGCGTGGACGATCAGGTAGGCGGGCATGGGCGCTGCCCTTCAGTACCGGTCATGGAACTCGACCTCGACTCGCTGCACGGCGCCCGCCGGGAAGATGATCGGGGCCGGGCCGTCGTTCCAGGCCACCCATTGCCCCTCGCCGAGTCTCGCCACTGCTTCCTTCGCTGCGAATGCTCTGGGCTCGGCGCCGTCCGGGATCGGGATGTTGCCGCTTGAGTAGCGCGTGCATCCGAACCCCACTACGAGGATGAGGCGGATCATCGTGGCGCTGCTCGGCGATGAAGTCTTTGCCACGGTCTCACCTCATCCCAGGATGCGGTTCCTGCGGCCTCTGTCGCCCGGGCTTCGGGTTGGCGCGCTGGGCGGCGTTCCCTTCCGCGCTGCTTTTCAGTCCATGGCAGATAGCGCACACGCCCTGCAACTCGGAGGGACGATCATCATCGGTCTTGGGCTTGATGTGATCGCAGTGAGTCGCCGGGCGCACTCCACAAAGTACGCAGGTCACATCCCGCGCAAGCACCCGCGCCCGTATCTTCTGCCAGTTCCCGGGAAGTCGCGAGCGGCGATTGGAACCTGCCCATCCTCCGCTCACGACTTCTCCCTTCGCTACTGCTGCAGGTACGCGATGGCCAGCTTCATGCGTTGCACGTCGTCTTGGAACTGCCCGAGGCCGTGGTTGCACATCGGGCACAGGAGCCCACGCACACGACCGGTGGAGTGACAGTGATCGATATGCAGGGTCTTGGCGGATCGCCCACATATTGCACAGGCGCCTGCTTGCCTGTCGCGCATCTCTCGGTACTGCTGGATGGTCAGTCCGTACTGTCGAGCCCGAGAAGCTGTATCAGCACACTTCTGAGTGCAGTAGACGCGATCGGGGCGGTGCGTGAACCGCACCGTCTCATCGCAGACGGGGCAAGATCGAAGTTCGAAGTCTGCCCCGATGCGGTCGCGGGTCGAGCACAGGGGCGTGCAGAAGATCTTGCGTGCGGGGGCGGGCTGGCCACAGTGGAAGCACGTCCCGTTGGGTTCCCGCGCAGTGCTCGCCCTTGCGCGAGGATCACCGTGCCGGTACCAGCGAATGTAGTGCGCCTCGCACCAGCGAGCGCTCGCGGTTCGACGAGATCGTTCGCAGTCTTCAAGCTCGCACGGCGGGAAGGTGCCTCGCTGCTCCTCAATGCGGAGCCGCCGGGCCTTACTCTTGCAACTTGATCCACAGTACGTGGCAGGGCGCCTTCGGCCCGGGGGGATCTCGAAGGACTCGCTACACACAGGGCATGTGCGCACGACTATGCTCTTCACGTCGGCCTGCTTTCACCAGGTCGTCCACGGCCCCGGGAGTGTTACCAGCACTCGCCGGGGTTTTCGATGTCCATTTTACCTGCTCAACTCGCTCCTCGTAGGTCAACTCGTCCCACTGGAACACGAGTTGCCCTACTCCTCGGGGCTGCGTTCGACGTCGCTGCTGAGTGCCCAGTTGGTGAACCCTGCCCGCCGGTCCGACGTGCTGCTGGCGACGACACCGAGCAGCCGCACGGCCGTGTCTTCAGCATCGGCGAGTGCGCCAGCCTCTCCGCCTGTGATCTCGACGGTGACCTCGCGGATGCCGTCGCCGACCTTGATGGTGACGTCAGGCATCAGCTGCGGGCGGGGCGGCCGGGCCCTTGATGTACGTGCCGGGGCAGTCGTGCGGATTCTCGATGGTCCACCGACCCCAGGTGCGGCATCCGTCGCAGGGCTCCCAGCCGCCTGCGGTGATCTCGCTGTAGCTGTATGGAGTTCCGTCCGGGTGAGTGGGTCGTCCGGTCCATCCGTCTTCTGCGGCAGGTTGCTGCTTGTCGCTGAGCGCGCGTGCGAGGTCGCCTTGCGCCATGTGGATCTCGCCTTGCACTTGCTCGCGGAACTGCTCGAAGTCGCCTTCGACGCGCACCTTGAGTGGGTAGCCGTCGGGGTCGACCGGGACGTCGTTGGCGGGGATCTCGATGGTCTCCTGGAAGACGAGGACCCCTCGTGCGCCGATCTGCTCGGCGACACCCTCGAAGAGGTTCACTTCCTGCGGTTCGAGGCCAGGTCCGGCGATGTATTGCTGGGGCTCGTACTCGTCGACGACGAGGACGAACGGCGCCCGCTGGTCGCTGGCGCCTTCGGGGAGTTCGAGGATCTGCAGGCGGGCCATCAGGCGTCGCCTGCCTCTTCGTCCTGGCGGACGATGCTGCGGACGTTGGCTGCCGGGATGTAGGCGGCCACGGAGCCGTCTCCGACCCAGGCGATGTACTGGCTGCCGGATGATTCGAGGTTGGCGGCGGTGATGTACTCGGTGTCGCCGGTCAGGTAGTTGATCTCATAGCGTGCCATGGCGCGGGCTCCTGGGTGTGGGGTTACGGCTTCCAGCGGGGCCCGCGTAGGGCCTCGGGTACGTCGCTGGTGGTGATGGGCGGGGTGGCGCTGCCAAGGAGCGCGTCGCGCCACACCTGGCTGGCTGATCCGAGAAGTGGTGGCGCGTTCGTCCGTGGCCGTGCGGGTTCGGGCGGCTGTGGGCGGTCGAGTCCGGCGAGGATCTCGTCCGTCAGCCCGTGCGCGTAGCCGAGGTCGAGGAGTTCGGGGCAGTCGTTGAGGTTCTCGGTGACGGGGTCGCCCATCTCGCCTTCGTACCCGCAGCCTTCGCAGGCTGTCGCGAACAACCAACTGTTGGCCGACGCCGGGTCGAGCCGATGCCGGGCGAGGATCCGCCGGTCCGCCTCGCAGCGGCGGAGTACGGCGGCGGGCAGGTCGCAGTCGCACGGGAAGGTGTCGAAGCAGTCGCAGTCGTCGGCACCGCAGCAGGACGTCACGTGCGGAACACTGTCGCAGTTCGGCTGGTGTAGCGGCTCGGCTCGTTCGACGGCGTCGACTCGTTCGGTGATCCAGGCATGGAGGTCCATGGCGCGGGCTCCTACGGTTCAGGCGCGGCCGCCTGCTCCGGCGACGAGGATGGTCTTGACGAGGTCGAAGGCCTGTTGCTCGGTGAATCCGGCTTCGACGTAGGAGGCGTACAGCTCGTGCAGCTGGACGGCTGCTTCGGCGAGCTGCGTGATGGGGTCTTCCGGTTCAGGCACGGCGCGGGCCTTCCGTGGGGTCAGGTGTGGTGGGCAGGAATCTCGACGCGGTAGTTGTCGGATCCGTCGGCGCGCTGCGTGATACGCGGCCGGGCACCTTCAGTGATGGCCATACCGCCGCGCTCGGCGAGCACTCGGCCGTAGGTGAGCGCGTCGTCCGGGTCGGGCGCGTGACCGAATCCGGAGACCTCGAAGGCGAGGAAGCGGCCGGGTTCGAGGTGGCCGCCGTTCTCGTAGCCGCTCACGTCCGTGTCCACCACCAACACCCGAGCGTTGATCCACGCATCGACTCGACCTTGCCGCCGAGCCCCGCCATGACGGCGTCCATGTCGTCGGCGTCCCACTGGTGGACGTGCTCTTCGGCAGGGTTGCCGTCGACCTCGCCCTGGATGCTCTCGACGATGGGGACGGAGACGAGGATGTTCCAGGCCCCGGCAGCGACCGTGCGCTCCAGGAGAGTGACGGCGTCCTCGCGCGGCATGTGTTCCAGGACATCGCCGTACAGCACGAGGTCCCGGAAGAGGAGGTGGTCTTCGCTCTGCCGGACGTCCTCGACGTGGATCTCGTCGTACATGGCCCTGGTCTTGGTCGACTTGAGCTTGTACTTGGCGACGTAGGGCTTGTGGATCTCGATTGCCGTCCACCACACGCCCTTGTGCACCGGGCGGAAGAGGTGCGCGTAGGTGCCCTCACCGGGCCCGACGTCGGTGACCGTGTTGGGCAGGTGGTAGCGGAACCGTTCGAGGGACCAGTCCTTGCCCTCGGCGTCGCTGGTGGGCATGGCGGTCTCCTCGCTGGTCAGCGGATGGTGAGGGTGCCGGACAGGCGGACGATGTTTTCGGCGCCGGGCGGATCGAACGTGACCCAGACGCGGTAACTGCCGGGGGCGAGGGTGAGCGTGCCGCCGTCGGGGCCGATCAGGATTCGGGCGTCGCTGCCGCCCCACTCTGCGGTCTGCCATTCGCCTGCGGCCGGGTTGTTGCCATGGTCGACGACAGCGATCCGCACTGGGCTGCCGGCGAGGTCAACGCCGGGCACGGTGACGGGAACGTGCAGGTACTCGGTGCTGCTGGCGGGGATCAGCATGGTGCGCCCACCCTCCAGTCGCCTGGCCGTGGTGCGCCTACCGTGCAGGGCGAGCCTGTTGGCGGGCCGACGGTCACGTCGATGTCCACGTCGGGGCCCGCGGTTACGAGCGGTCGCGCGAGGCTGGTCTCTACGGCCGGTCCAAGCGTGGCCCTCTTGCCGCCTGCCAGCGACCGCGCCGTCTCAACAGCCGTAGCAGCGGTGAGGATTCGGGCCACCGCAATGCCGAGTGGTAGGCCGGTCTCGTCTTCCGTCGCGGTGGGCAGCAGTGCCGCCTTACCGCCGGCGAAGGCCTGCACGGTCACGGTCTCGACCGCGGGGCCGAGCATGGCCACCTTGCTGCCAGACAATGCCTGCGCCGCCTCGACGGCTGCCGGGCTGTCGAGCGTGAGCATCTTGGCGCCGGTGAGCGCCTGTGCCGTCTCCGACGCGGTGGCTGCGGTTAGGGTGCCGGTCTTGGCGCCGATGACGGGCTGTGCTGCCTGTACAACGGCGGCAGGCCCGAGGACTGCCGTCTTGGCCCCGCCGAGCGGCTGAGCGGCCTCTGTGGCACCTGCGGGCGTGAGCGTGAGGCCCGTGCCCGTGGTCACGTCGCCGGCGGCGAAGTCGTCGAACCGCAGAGCCGAGGCCGAGTCGGCTCGGATGCCGACGTTGACGCCTGTTGTAACGCTGGTGTTGGCGACGGAGACGCGCGGGGTTCCGTTGACGTAGGCGGTGATGGCGCTGCCAACCGCCTGGACTTTGGCGATGTCTCCGGGTGCGGCTGCGGCGGTGTAGGTGCCGATCACGGTGAACGAGCCGCCGACCACCGCGAACAGGTCCCAGCTGCTGCCGTTGTTGCGCCACAGGTAGCCGGAGCTGATGTTCGCGTTACCGCGGCACCAGACGCCTTGGGAGGCGGTGGTCGTCGAGACGATGGTGACCTGCGCGTAGTTGTCGCTGCTGGCCATCGCTCCCGCGGCACGCAGGATGATCGTTCCGCCTGCCGCGCCCGGGGAGAGCCGGTTCGAGACGATCGACCAGTCGCCGCTGACCTCAACCCAGTTGGCGCCGAGGTCGGTCGAGTCGGCTCGGTTGAAGTCGTCCGCGAAGGTGGCCACTAGGCGGCGGAGCTGGCCCGCGCGAAGTCCGTCACGGTCAGCGTGAAGTTGGTTCCGTCAGGGGTCATCGCCACGTCGTGCTTGGTCAGCGGAATGATCGCACTGTCCGCCGAGGCCGTGTCCGGCTTGTAGCAGATGACGACCGCACCGATCGCCGCGCCGGACGTCGCCGTCCACGCGACGTCGTCGCAGTCGATCGCAACCCTGTCGTTCGTGTTGTCGACGGTCACCGTCACGTTGGCCAGCGTCTTGCGGCCGAGCGCCGTCTGCTCCGTCGCCCCGCCCTTGACCGCGGCGAGGGTGGCGTAGTCCCGCATCGTCGCGTCCGTCGGCAGGCCGGCTGCCGCGAACGGAACAAGGATCAGCGAGTCCGCTGCGGCCGGAAGGTCTGCGTACTGTGCGAGGCGCCCGAGGGCGACATTGAAGACGAGGTTCATCGCGTGCCCTCTCGGGAGGCCGTAGTTGGGTCCGCCGCCTGGACGCTGCTAGCACACCGCGACCCAGCGAGCTGCGGGACGACCTCTTCGATCGCATCGCCAGGCGGCGAAGTGTTGGGGGTGTCCCGCCGCCGGTACCTGGGGGGCTGGCGGCGGCGGGACGGGGCGGATGAGCGACCGCCCGATGCCTGTGCCTGCTCCCCCACGGAGCAGGTACAGGCGGGGTGGGCCGAGCGCGTGGCGCTGCAAGACCCGACCTGCGCGACCACCAAGTGCGCAGGGGCTTAGGCGGCCAGTAAGGCCGGTTCGTCGAGGATCGGCGGGGTGGGGGCGGGCTCGATGAGTTCGAGCGTGTCCCGGTCCCGGGTTGCTTCGGGGATCTCGTCCATGTCGTACAGGACCCCGTTCTTACGCCGACCCGGGTCTTGGTGCCGGGTGAGGCGGCCTTCTGCTGCCCAGCGTCGGATGGTCGCTTCGGGGCGTCCGGCGACGTGTGCTGCGAGGTCTACGGGGATGAGCAGTCCGGGCATTCGATCACCCCCGGATACGCGAAAGGGGCCGCCTTCTCGGCAGCCCCTCAAGTCGCAAAGATCCAATCTTGAGGTCACAATACGCTCGCCCAGCTCAGAGGGCAACCATTTCTGTAACGGACGCTTCTACAGGCGCACTTCGCGCACAACGGTGACCCCGCCCCAGGCGGCCAGCGCCACGATCGTCAGCGGCCACACGGCAGCGGAGGCCGCGACGAGCATCGCGTGCGAGAGGGCGTGGCCTCGCGGCCCACCCTTAGTCAGCATCATGTCGAGAAGCCACAGCCCGAACCCGATAGCCGCGTAGATGGCGACGACGGAGCCGGACGCCTCGGTCGCCGCCCAGGCAACACCGACCACGCTGGCGGCTGCCACGAACCAGAAGGCGGAGTAGAGCCTGAACAGCCCCTGATTGACGACCTGCTGCGTCACTCGCCCTCCTCATCGATGAGCGGCCAGATCATGTGGAGGTACTCCCAGATCCACACGCCGAGATATTCGGAGGCTGTGTGGTAGCCCTCCATGCGCAGCCGCCGGTTGGACCGCCAAGTCCCCGCGTGATGCCGGGAGATCCAGTAGGTGCAGCGGGGCGACAGAGCGGGTGGCATCTCGATCCAATAGTCGGTGACCTCGTCGACGGGAGGCGGCTTGTGCCCCCACGGCGGGGCAGTCACGGCGCCCACTCCTCGCCCTTGTGATCGGGGTGCGCGGCGAAGGGCTGAGCAAGCAGGCGAAGCAGGGCCACGGACTCACGCTCGCCAGGATCTCCGGCACCCCACTCGCCGTCGATCCGGTCCTCCATGGCGTCGATCTCCGGGACGATCTCGTCAAGGATGCGCAGCTTGGCGTCGCAGTCGGCGATGACGTCGGCCGGGTCGTTGGCGGCGATGTGGGCGACGGTGGCCCGCAGCTGCCGATCACTGAGCGCGAACCCGTCGGCGACGGTGATGCCGTCCACGGCAAGGACTTCGTAGCCGTCAGCGTCGGCGCGCCACGGGCCGGGGCTCGCGGCCTCCGCAAGCGCGCGGCGTTCCTTGTAGCGCTCCCGCAGGAAGTCGGCGATGTTGCTCACGGGGTCGGCTCCTCGTTCCCGGGCTTCGGGTCGATGAGGTCGGGCAGTTCCTCGACGTCGGACGCTCGATAGAACACCGCCCAATGGTCGTCGAGTTCGAAGTCGCCGATGGCCTCGCGCTGTCGCTCCGCCAGTTCGTGGGCGTAGCCGCCCATCAGTTCCGCCGCCTCGTCGACGGACACGCCAAGGGTGGTCAGCTTGTTGTGCAGCTTCCACGATGGGCGCGACTGGTCGAGCGGATCGTCAAGGTTCATGCCGCCTCCAACTCCTCGGCCTGCTGCACGCTCACGGCTTCCTGCGCGGCCCGGAGTGTCCGCCATTCCCCCAGCGTCTCCCACCGCGCCCCGCACTCCCCGCACCGGATGCGGTGACTGTCGGCGGTCGCGGTCAACTGGGTGCCGCACCATCCGTCATCGACGGGCGTGGGGCAGAGTCCGGTGGGTACGCGGCCGTGGCGCTGCTTGCCGGTGGCGAGGGCATGGCATTCGTTGTGGAGGCGCCGAAGTTCGGCGATGTCCTGCCCGACGGACTCGTACCGTTCGCACGCCCACAGCAGGTTGTTGACCAGGAACTCGACGTGCTTCGGGACGGCTTGGGCCGGGGAGCCGCGCCAGGGTGCGACGGTCCAGCCGAGCGCCTGCCGCCACGAGTCCTCGATCGCCGACAGCCGGGCCGCGACGCCGCCAGGTCCGACGAGCGCGAGGACTTCGAGTCGGGGCGGGATCGGCGGCGTCTTCGTCCCGCCGCCCGCACCACCCTTCGACGCGCCACGCATCAGAGCCGCCGTCGTGTCCAGCTGCCGGAACAGGGCCGGGAGTTCAGCCAGTCGCTTCGCTGTCACGTCCTCGCAGGGCCGGCAAGCCCACCGGCCGGCCTCGTTGACCCAAAGCTGTCGTCCGCAGCCAGGCGTCACGCATATGGGCCACGAATACTCGTCGAGGTCGGTGGGGTGGTTGTGCACGGTCGGCTCCTCGGGTGGTGCGGGAAGCAGGATCACACTCAGCCAATTGTGCTACACGGGGTTGACATTGTGGGCCATTGGCCCAGTGACGCACGTGAGCCCCAGCCCGGTCGGCGGGTCTGGGGCTCGGCGCGGGGGCGGTCACTGGTCGTCTGTGTGGCGGCCAACCCATTCGACGCCGGAGACGACGCCGGTCTGTTGGCTGGCGACGAAGCTGGGTGCCCAGCCGTCGTCGATGAACTTGGCGGCGGTGGCTTTCGGGACCCACCGGCTGCCGCGCTCAGAGTCGGACATCCAATCGGCGAGTTCGTCGGCGGTCGCGAAGACGGGGCTGATGGGCGAGCCCTCGCTCACGGTCTCCCACAGCTGCCAACCCTCCCCCTCTGGCGGGTCGGTCGGCTCCCACGCCTCGGCCTCGGCGCGCTGGCCTTCGTACTTCTCCAGGCTGGCATGCCCCTTGCAGGTCGGGCACGTGTCGTTGATTCCCTCCCGCTCGCATCGGGCCTGGATGACGACGCCCGCGTTGATCGCGTCGTGGCCGAAGCCGCTCAGCGACCACTCGTTGACTGCAGCGGCTGTGGGCTTCACGGGCTGCTCCTTGGGCTGCCAACCCTTGCCCGGGACGACGACGTGAGTGAACTCGTACAGGCGTGAGCCCGCGATCAGTGCGTCGACGTCAGCTTGGTCAAGGTGGTGCATCCAGCCGCTGTTGAAGTGGTCGGCCAGCCGCTGCGCTTCGCAGGCGATAGCCGCCTCGCCTTGGCCGTAGAACTCCGGCGCCCTTGCGACGTTCTGCTCCGCGCGAGTTCGGATGGCGGGGGTTGTGGGCAGCCACGGCGTTGACCCGGTGGTGGCGGGATCGAAGGGGATCTTGCCGTACCAGAGGTCGTGCAGGTTCTGCGCTCGCGGCGAGTAGCCGCGATCACAGTCGGGGCACGGCTCTTCGTCGAGGCTGCCGGGCGTCAGGAAGCCCTTCCAGACCTCGTTGAGCGGCCAGTCGAAGTCGAGCGGCACTCGGCGTACTTCACGTCCCATTGCGGTTGCCTTCCTTGCGGTTGAGGATCTCGTCGAGTCCTGCGTCGACGTCGACCACCTTGTCGAGCTTGGCGAGCAGCCGCTCGTGCCCGGCGGCGAGCACGTCGGGCGCCTCGGCCGGGAACACCTCCGGGTGCTTGGCCTTCCAGTCGAGCCAGTGCCGCATGGGCTCGCCGCCGCCGATGGTGTGGACGAGGTCCATGGTCTGCTCAAGCGACAGCGGCCCGGGGTGCTTGTCGTGCGCGTGCTCGGTGCCGCGCAGGCTCGGCGGGGACGGCACGAACGTGTGCCCGTACATCCACGAGTTTCGGCGGTAACCCCAGGCGTCCTCGCCGTACTTGATGAAGACGTGTCCGCAGTCCCAGTAGTCGACGTCGAGCGGGCGCTCTTCCATGCGGGCCACGTAGCTGCCGCGCAGCCGGCTCTTGGCCTCGTCGATGAACGAGACGAGCTGCTGGGCCTCGGCGTCGGTAGGCCGTTCGGTGCTGGCGAACGGCCACGGCGGCTGCCAGTTGGTGCCAAGGTCGGCGTTGGTGCCGAGGTAGGCGCCGATGTAGCCCCAGTGCGGCTTGAAGCTGGTGACGACGGGGATGCGGAGCTTGGTCAGCGGGTCGTTCTCTATGGCGTCCGTTCCGAACGGCCAGGTGGTGGCGGCCATCAGTCCTCATTCCAATATCGGCGGTCGGCCATTCCGGCTTCCTCGGCGGTCTCTTCCCACCAGCCCCACGCCCGGGGCTCAACGGGCGCAGGCTCAGGCGTGGTTGGGGCGGTCACTCCTCGCCCTCGTCGGGCCAGACGAGGCGGGGCGTGATCTTTACGGCCCGGCCGTCTCGGATGACGACGCGCCACATGTCGGCGTTCTCCTCGCCCTCGCAGTCCAGGCGCCCGGTGACCGTGTGCCCGGGGAACGCATCGATGGCGGCCTGTACGTGCTTGATCAGGTGGTAGGCCTTGAACGAGTCGTCCCAGCGGGGCACGAGAGCGGAGGCGCTCATGCGGACGAGGGGGCCGTCCGGAGTCTCGACGGTCTCTTCGTCGACGTGGAGGCGGACGTCGTAGTTGATGTCGTCGGCGGGGCCACCGGAGAAGAACGGGGTGTCCTTGAACTCGCTGTAGGTGAGCGGCGGTTCGATCTTCAGCTCTCCGGTGACGCTGGTGTTGTATCCCATCAGAACTCCTTCTGGCACTGCCGGGGCAGGTCGCTGGGCCCGTAGGTGATGCGCGGGTTGTAGGCGGCGAGGGTCTTGTTGGCGCGGGCGAGGTCGGCCAGTGCGAGCTGGCGGCCTTCCTCGTAGCGCGGCTTGAGGCACAGGTCGAGCCGGTAGACGGCGTCGGAGGCGGCGGCGATCGCGGCGAGCACGGGCTCCGGGTAGCGGGAGGCGATCCGGGAGGCGAGACCGTCAGGGATCGGGATGCTGGTGCGCGGGACGGCGATCACGGCGCGCCTCCGATCTGCACCTGCGTGACCAGCGTGTGCGGCTCCAGGGAGACCCAGTCGCAGCCCCCGTGCGCGTTGACCGCGCCGTTGTCGTCCTGCCAGGCGTTGTCGAGGTCGAACGGGATGTCCGTCGCGGCCTTGAGGAACGGGCCCTTGGCGGCTTCTTTGCTGGCGTAGACGCCGAGGACGTAGCCGCCCTCGTGGTCCTCGCCCTGGGACAGCACCCAGACGATCGGACCCTGCGGCTCCTGCTGACGGATGTCGATCTCCTGCATGGCGGTCTCCTTCACGCGGCGAGGCCGAGCTTGTTGGCGGCGAGGCGGTAGGCGGGCTTGCGGGGGCGGTAGACCGTGACGATCAGCGCGACCTGGGCTCGGGTGTAGCGGGTGCAGGGCCGGTTCTCGCCCTTCCGGAACGCGCGGCCTGTGATGCCGGTGACGCCGGCTTCCTCGGTCTTCTTGCGGAGGGTTCCGGCGACGCTGGCGGCCTGTCGGTGGGTGAGTCCGACGGCGAGGCAGTGCGTCGCGAGACTGCCGACACCGTGGCGGGCTATGCGCCGGGCCGCGCGGGTGGCGGTGGCGCGGGATTTCACGGTGGCGCGGCGGGTGCGGAGCTTGGCGTTCAACGGTTCCCCCTGGGTGCGGATGTGCGGCGGTTCGGCGGGCCCGGCCGAGGTGGCCGGGCCCTGGGGTGGGTCTAGAAGCGCGGGTCGCGGCGGGGGCACTTCGCGTGGTGCTCGTCGGAGATCCACTTGAGCGACGTGACGGGCGCACCGCAGAGGGGGCATTCGGCAGGGAAGACGCAGATGGTGTCGAGGAACTCGGGGTCGGCGATCCTGACGATGCGCAGCGGGAGGCCGTTGCGGTCGCTGACGTTCCACTCGTCGACGTCCTGGCCGACGATCTCGGCCTGCTCGATGTCGATCTCGGCGTCCTCGACCGTGTCGTAGCCCCAGAAGCTGCCGTGGTTGTCGAAGTTGACGACGTTCGTCCAGTCGATGTGGGTCTCGGTGTTCACGGCGTCTCTCCTGCCATTTCTTGGCGACAACTTCGCCTTGCTGACATTGACAAGGTTAGGGCGCACGCGGGAACCTTGTCAACATGGATGCAGCAAGGTTGGAAGAGTGGTGGGCCGCTAGACTTTGTCGACGTCAAGATGACAAAGGAGCGAGGGTGGCCGACCCGAACGACGAGTACTGGACCATCGCCGAGATCGCCGAGCACTGGGGCGTCAAGGTGGGGACCGTCCGTTCCTACCGGTCACGCAAGCGCGGCGAACTCCCCGAGCCTGACCACGTCTACGGGCGCACCCCGCTCTGGCGGCCAGCCACGATCATCGGCTTCGAGCGGCCCGGCCAAGGCGCGCGGACCGACCTCAAGGGCCAGGCGGACGACGCCTAATCCCCCGGTTCCCGCCCCGCTCCTCCACCTGCCACGTCACACTTCAGTCATGGACGAGATCGTGTTCATGGTGCGGGCCGGAACCCGTGCGGCCTGCCAGGCGCAACTCCGCTTGTTATGCGAGCGGATGCAGCTGCAGCCCGCCACAGTGCCCACCGACTCGGCCGGGCGCGGATGGGTCGCACGCGCCGTACCCATGACGAAGGCCCCGACTGCCGACGAGGCGGCCGGGGCCTAGGCGTGAGCGGGTAGTTCAGGCGGCAGCCTTCTCCCGAATGTCGAAGACGAGCCCCAGCCCGTCGACCTCGACGACGTTTCCGCAGTCGTCGCACTCGTACACGAGGTGGACACCGGTGCCGTCTCCGTCGGTCTCTTCGTGTGTGCAGCAGGTGCACTTGTGGTCGGGCTGCTTGTCCATCGGGCCGTAGCAGCAGTCGGGTACGCCGTCCTCGATCTCCATGGCGAGGTCGAGTTCCATGCCGTAGATGGTGGGTTCTGAACGCATGCTGATCTCCTTAGTGATCTATCGCTGGGTGTGGGGTTTGGCGTTGCAGGTGGCAGCGTGGTCACGCGCCCATGTCCGACTCTCGGGTAGTGACTTCTCTACGAGGTAGTCCTCCTTCTCGGGCGGATCGGTGGGCAGACCCCCTGTGCCGGTCCGCTCGGACCAGCCGCAGTCCGTGCCGGTGCAGTCGGCGTAGAGGGCGCCGCTGTGGGGCGTGTAGGTGATGTCGACGGTCGCGCCGCCGGTTGTCGGGTACCTGTCGATCATGTTCGCGGTGCCCTTCCGTGGTCAGTCGTGGATGCGGAGGTCGTCCGAGATACTCCCGGGGTCGGCCTGCTGCCGGTACACCTCGTCGATCGCGTCCTGCTCGAAGTCCCACTGGCGGGACTGGTAGCGGACGGCGCCGCCCTCGTCTTCCAGGCGGGCCTGCCATCGCGGCGGATGCGGGGTGTCGATGTCGCCGACCAGGCGGCGGGTGTGCAGGGTCAGGGCGGTCACTGCTCGGCCTTCACCGGCTGCCGGACGGCCATGGCGACCGCCCCGCCTCCGAAGGCCAGCACGCCGGCCGCAGCTGCGACGACGGTGGTGGGCGCCCCGGTCGCGATGGTGGCGCCGGCGACTGCGCCGAGGGCCGCCGTCGTGGCCGCGACCGCGGTGGCGAGGCGCTTCGGGGCGACCAGGCGGGCGGCATCCTCGGTCGGTTCCGCCAGGGTGGGCGTGGTCGTGGTGATGGTCATGGCTTCCCCTTCGGATTGTTGGTGACCTTGGTCCAGATGCCTTTGGTCTTGATCTCTTGGGTGCTGTGGTCCTGTCGGTTGTCCTGGATCACGGGACCTTCGTAGCGGTGGGTGTGCTGGTCAGGGATGAGGCGCTTGGCACTCTTTACGACGCTCCGGATAGAGAGGAACGTCGCGGGCGGCGTGGCGGCGATGAGGCCGACGACGACGGGGTCCGCCTTGCCGGAGAAGTAGAGGGCTCCGGAGACGGCGCCGCCGACGGCGACAGCGAGCACAGAGGCGCACAGCATCCGGACGCTGTCGTCGACACCCTTCTGGCTCATCGAGGGGCGGCCCGGCTGGTCGACGGCGGGCGTGCTGCCGATGACGGCGAGAGGGCTGACGCCCTCCTCCTTGGCCCGCCTCATCGACTGGTCGACGTTGGCATCAACGACGGGATCAGGAGTGCTGTAGACCCCCTCGACCTCGTCGATCATCTGCTGTGTCTGCGGTGATACTTGCCGCTGCCCGGCCGCGAGGTTGTCGGTCGGGTGCGGCCTGGACGGCGGCGTGGTCATGACGGTCCTCTCGGTCTCAGGCGGCAGGCTGGAGTACGGGCTCGGCGTCGGGGGTCCCGGTGGCCGGCTGGGGGTCGGTGATCAGGTTGCTGATGTCCTGCATGGGTGTCCCTCCTGGGATTCAGCTCCGGCTGTTGCGGTTGGCGCGTCCGCGGGCCTCGATGGCGTCGCGGCGTCGTTCGAGGCGGCGCTTCTGCTTGGTGGTGAGCTTGCCGCCGCGCAGCATGGCGACGATGCCGATGCCGTAGATGGCGGTGAGGTCTCCGGCAGTGGTGCCGTCTTTGTGGATCTCCATGGGTTCTCCTTCGGGTTGGGTGTCGTTATTGCCTGGACAGAGCGTGGACACGGGCGCGTTTGTGCATGTGGGAGCCTGGACGGAGAGTGGACTCCTCTGGATTGACCCTGGACGAGGTGTCCAGGGTCAGCCCCTTCCTGTCCAGGCCGGTCCAGGCTCTGTCCAGGCTGTTGTCCAGGGTCAAAGCGGGATCTATCGGGCGTCGTTGAGGTCTTCGAGGCGATACCCCATCGACCGGCCGCCGTCGCCGGTGGAGACCTTGACCGCCTCCACGTCGATGCCTTCGTCGGTCATGGCCGCGGCGAGCAGACGGCCGACGCGAGCGTTGTAGGCGGCGTCACTCTCCCCGTCAGGCCGCGCGTACTCCGAGTCGACGGCGGCAAGGTGAGCGAACAGTTCAGCCCGGGTGGCGACCCCGCGGCCGGTCGCGGAAGCCGCCTTGATCATGTGATCGAGGATCGTCACCTTCTGCTCGACTGCGACCGGCAGCACACCAGCCGCGGCGCGCAGGTTGTAGGCCCGCCGGAGGATCGCCTCAACCTCGTCATCGTCGTAGAAGAACGACTGCGTGAGGACGGGCTCCGACGTCTCGCCGGTCTGCAGATAGCCCACGCCGCGCTGCGACTTGAGGATCCGCTGCGCGTTGTAGCCGGCGGAGGCCCGCCCCTTGCCGAGGATCGTGTCGGACGCCTCGGGAGTCATGCAGCGCCCGGCCCAGCGGGTGGAGAGGATGTCGCGGATGCCGGTGGGGACGGCGTTGGAGTCGGGCTTCTGCGTGGCCGCGATGACGAGACCCGCGTAGGCGCGACTCTGCTGCGTGATCAGCCGCAGGAGCCTCTCCAGCTCCTTCTGCTGCTCCTGGGTGGCGGCAGCCATGTAGGACGCCCACTCGTCGATGAACAGGACCGTCCAGCGGACTCGCTCGTCCTCGGCGGCCAGCGCGCGGGAGAACTTGCGGACCCGGTGGTCCTTGACCACCTGCTTCAGTCCGGGCAGGACGTCCTCCCATACGTGTCGGAGGATGGCGAGCAGCGCCGCTGGGTCTCCCGCGGTGTCGATCATCTGGGCGATCGGCTCGAACGGCGTCGCATCGAAGCCGCCCTTGCCGTCACCCAGATACAGGTCGGCGCGCACGTCGAGGGCCGCCAGCAGCAGCGGATTGTTAGCCGCCGCCGATTTCCCGCTGCCTGGCTCTCCGCCGAACAGGGCGGTCTTCTCGAACCACTCCACGGCCACGATGTCGCCTCGCTCGGACACCGCCATCGGGGCGGGGTCCCACAGACTGACCTCGCCTGCAGTCAGGAGCGGCCCCTTGTGGGCCTCGCCAGTGAACGGGACCTTGAGGGTGACGCGCAGGGTCAGCCAGTCCTCGCGGGCCCCCTTGACCTGGGACACCTGCTGAACGCTGACGCCGAACCCGTTGGCCAGCTGGGCGGTCGCACCCAGGGCCTTGGAGGCGGGGATGCCGTCGGGCAGCTCGAGGCGCACTTCCCAGGCGGAACCGTCGGCGGTGAGCGTGCACGGCGACAGCAGCTTCACCTCGTCGTCCGCGGCGATAACCTTGGCGCTGCGGTAGACGCGGTTGACCATGCTGTCGGTCATCCGGTCCCCGTTGCCGATCTTCGCGTCCTGGTCGGCGTACAGCTCGCCCGCGGTGGTACGGCGGCCGATGAGGGCCAGGGCGAGCGCCGTCGATCCGGTGGCGAGGAGCCCGCCGGTGCCGCCGAGGAAGTACATGCCAGCCCCTTCGGCGCCGGCGACCGGTGTGAGGGCGAGGGCCCCGCGCCAGAGTCGGCGCAGTCGAGCGTCACGGTGGGCGGACTTGTACTTGCCCATCGCCTTGAGCGAGTGGTCAAACGCGTCCTCCATGTTCCGGCGCCGCGCGTCCTTCTCCTTGCCTGGCAGCAGCCGTCGATCGTGCGCCCGTTTCGCGGACTTGTAGTCCCGCTGCGTCTGCAGCAGTTCGTGCCGCGCTGTGGTGACCTGTGCGCCTTCGGTGCCCTGCACCCACACGATGGCCCGCCGCAGCCCGCGGTACGTCTGGGCGCCGTGCCCGTGCTCGGTGCGCTGGCGGCGCACCCACTTGCGGAACCGGCGGACGTTGTTGACGCGGCCAACCGTGGTGCGGGCCTTCCATCCGTCGGCAGTTCGCGACCAGGCGGGGCGGAGCGGCGCGTCACCCATCGGGTCCGCGACCGCCGACTTGGCGACCGCAGCCGGGCGGGCGGATGCGAGGGCGGGCTCGGCGTCGGGGTCGTTGCGGAGGTCCGCGACTAGCCGCTCCCACTCCGGGTCCGGCGTCGCACTCGGCATCCTCTCTATGCTCACTTCGAGTCCTTCTCGGTGGTCCGTTCGGCGCGCGCCTGGGCCCGCGCGATGGGGTGGTTGGGCTCGCTGTCGCCGGCCCTGCGGATGGGGGGCGTGCCGCCGTTGTTGCGGCGCCCGTCGGGCTGGTTCGGGTCCTTCTTCGCGCCGGGGCGTCGTTGGGATTCGACCAGCGAGAAAGATCCCAATACGGGGGCCTGCTCGGCGGTCTTCGCGCGAGCATCCGCGGCCCGCGTCTGAGCGTCGATGTCAAGGTCGACACCGACCTGCTTGAAGCCGGTGACGCGGTACCAGGCTTCGGCCCAAATCTGCTCGGTGACGTACTGCGAACCGCGCGCGGATCGGATGGAGTCGGCGACCTTCCACACCTCGGGGTGGCCGGTGCGGCGATCGTCGTCACGCCGCTGCTGCTCGGCTACGGCCCGCTCCTCGGTGATCTTCTTGTCGGCTGCCGCCTTCTCATCAGCGAGCGCCTTCTCGGCCCGCGCCTTCGCGTCCGCGGCAGCCTTCGCCGCAGCCTCCTTCGCGGCGGCCTTCTTCTCCCGCCGGGAGGGTTCACCGTCAGCCTTCTGCGCGACACCACGCTCGTAGGTCATGAGCACGATCGGGCCGCCGATGGATGCGATGGCGCCGATGAGGCCGGCGTTGAAGCCGATCTCCTCGTCGGACATGCCGCCGTACAGGTTGATGGCGGCGGCGACGATCGCGCCGAGCATGATGCCGATCCGATAGGGGGTGACATCCCGGCGGTGCGCGACGGCCCACGCTGCACCGAACGCGAGGACCAGCGCGAAGCCTTCGAGGAGGGCGGGGGCGGCGATGAGGAACGGCCGCTTGGGGTCCCAGAAGTGCATGAACTGCACCGGTCCGGCGAGGGCGAGGCCGACGATGTAGATGCCGCGCGCGCCCCACTTCCAGTACCGCTCGGAACGCTCCCGGTCGGCAACCAGCTGCGCCTCCCGCTCGGCCTGGGCAGCCTCCGCCTTCTCGGCCTTCTCCTTGTCGGCACGCGACTTGGCGGTCTCAGCGGCCTTCTTGGCGACGTAGGCGTCGTGGTCGACCTTCTTCCGCTCCAGCGCGATCTTGCTGCGCTCGTTGGCGAGCTGGTCCTTCTTGGCCTGCTCGACGGCAAGGGTGCGGGCGGCGTCGGCTTCGCCTTCGGCCTTGATGCGCACAGCCTCGGCTTCGGCGGCAGCCTTGGTCCGGATCGCCTCCGCCTCGGCCAGCGCCCGCGGGTCAAAGCGGTGCTCAGGCGAGGTCTTCGGTGTTCCGTTGACCTGCTTCTCGGCGGCAGTGGCGGTCATGGTCGTTCGGTGTCCCTTCGTTCAGCGGGAAGCGAGGATGGCGATGATCAGGAGCGGGATCGGCAGGAACATCCCGGCGGCGTACAGGAGTCGCATGACAGTTCCCTTCAGGTGTTAGAGCTGGTCGGGGGTGAGGTCGAAGAACAGGACGACCACCCGGTCGTCGCCGACGGTCTGCTGCATGTGCTCACGGAGGTTGGTGTACGTGCTCATGCGCGTGTGCACGCCGGGCGCTACGTTGACGGATCCGTCATAGGTGGCCACCTGCCGCCCGTGATCGAACTGGACGGTGATGATCCAGTGGTGCCTGACCTCCGCCGCAGGTGTCGCGCTCTCGACGGTTTGCTGTGCGGTGCTCACGGTGATCGGTTTCCTTTCAGGTGTTGCGGCTGCGGGCCGCGCTGTTGAGTAGTGCGTGGATGAAGCGGTTGGCGGCGAGGGCGACGACGAGACCGAGGCCGATCGCCACGGGCTTGGCCATGCCCCCGTCGAGCGACAGTCGGATCACGACCAGGCTCAGCCCTGACAGCAGGGCGACGATCAGCAGGTCGAGGAGCCAGCGCATCTCACTCACCCCGGCTTCGTCGGGTCGTGGTCCGGCGGTAGCCGAGCCCGCCGGGCAGGTTCATTGAGGTGGTGCGGCGGCCTGTACTGCTGGCCGTGTAGTGCGGTCCGCCCTTGAAGCCGAACGTCCAAGAGATCGACCGACGGTTGATGTTGAGTCGGACGCCAGGGAAGACCTGGATCGACTTGCGGACTGTGATCGGCATCAGGCGGCCCTCCTCGCGGGCGCGGGACGGTGACGGAAGTAGAAGACGACGGCCAGCAGGACGACCACGGCGAGCACCGCCTGCTGTGACAGCAACTGGACGGCGCCGTCGATGATCAGGCCGAGCGTCGCGTTGATCGCCGACGCAAGGACCGGAAACGTGGCCACCAGGACTAGGAAGGCCGCCACAAGCAGGCCTCGGATGAGCCGCTTCATGGCGGCCTCCTCTCGGATAGATGGATCGGGTTGGGTCTGTGATGGGTGTCGGTCAGGACGACTCCAACGGCGGTTCGGCGTGCTGCTCGCACCATCCGTGCGGCAGACGACGACCGGACTGGTGCAGCACCCGGCGGCTGTCGATGCGGGCGGTCTCGTCCATCAACTCCTCCTCTCGGGAGTTGTGGGGGTTGGGTTAGCCGTTGTCTCCGCCGTCGCAGCCGCCGAAGAAGCTGACCTTGTGGTTGATGCACCACGTGCACGGCAGGTCGTTGCCGCCGCGGTGCTTCTCGCAGTGGGACTTGGCGGCTCCACAGCAGAATCCGTCGGGCATGACGCCCTCCTTCCGGAGTCGGGACTGTCCCGGCTCCCCTCACTGCCGGTGCGAGACCGGCAGATCGGGCAACGGGCAGGGCCGTCAGTGCTTCTTGCACTTGCCGCGGGAGCAGTTCGTGCAGTCCTCGTTGATCTGCCGACGGACCGGGGCGATGACCGCGTTGGCGACCGCGTCACCGGCCCGTCCGCCGACCTTGTGGAGACCGGCCGCAGCGGAGTCGAGCTTCTCGGCGGCCTTACGTCCGAATGCCATGTGGTTCCTCTCGGGTTGGGGTTGGGGTGGCGGGCTCTGCGCTCCACCTCTCACCGCCGGGCGTGCAGGATCCGGCGGATCGGGCTGGGGGCAGGCTCAGGCAGCGGCCGTCTCGGTCTCGTCCAGGGCTGCGAGCTGGGCTTCCAGTGCGGCGGCCTTCAGGCGGACGTTCTCCTCGCGAAGCTGGTCGACGGTGGCCTGCAGGCTCTCCGAGCCCTCGGTCGCGATCTTGAGCATCGTCGACAGGTCGGTGATCAGCCGGACAGAAGTACGGTGCGGCAGATCCGGGTTCGTGATGTCGGCGGCATCCACGTCGGCAAGCAGCCGGTGGGCGTCACGGGCACGCATTGCGGTCAGGTCCATGAGGGTCCTTTCGATTCGATAACTGGTGTCGTGCGCGCCCCGGTCAGCACTTCGCGGCTACGTCCGTGGAGACCGTGACCGAGGCGGGGACCGTGGGCGGGGCGGCGGGCAAGCGGCCCGCCCACGGCGGAACAGGGGCAGGCTCAGCCGTTGTCCTTCTCGTACTCCTTGTTGGCGTCCGCCACCGCCTGGTCCAGGGCGACGGTCACGTCGGCGACCTCGCCGCGCTCCATCTGCGCGTACACGGACTGTCCGGCCATGAACTGGTGGTCCTCGCGTGACAGGGCCATTGGGACTCCTTCGGGTCGGGTTGGGTGTGTGGTGCGCGCCCCGGGCCGGCGTTGACTCGGCTCCCTCGCGGCATGGATGCCGGGGCTGAGGTCAGAACAGGGATGTGGCGGCCTGGATCGCGGCGGCGAGAACGGCCGTGCCGATGCCGGTGAGAGTCAGGTCGATGGCCAGGGTGAAGGCGCGCATCTTCTTGACGGTGATCTTCGAGAGGGCCACCACATGCGGGCCCTCCTGCTCGGCCAGCAGCAGCGCCTCCACCGCGTCCGCCGACAGCGACGCCCACAAGGGGAAGCCGGAGCGTCCGTCACCCAGACGCGGGCGCACCGTCCACAGCGCCACGACGATCGACGCCAGGAACGCCAGCCCGGCACCCACCGTCATCGTGAGCGGCAGCGGCGCCAACTCGACGCCATGCCCCGCCGACCACAAGCCAGCCAGAGCCACGCCATTGAACGCGAGCAGCAGACTCGCCTTGCTGTCCACCCGGGCGATCAGCGACTGGGCCTCCGACCGGGCCGTCGACACGCCGGACATCACTTGCCGTCCTCGTCGTCATCCGGACCCCAGATCTGCCGCGGCGTGTCCTCCATCGCCTCGACATCGACACCCGGCCGGTACGCCGACGGCTCCGGCCGCTGCTGCGCGTCCTCGCGCCTCCGGCCGAACATCACGCAGCCGCCGGGTAGTTGAAGCCGTCCAGCTCGGCGAGCAGTTGGGGGCTGGCGGAGCGTCGGATGCGCTTGACGCTGACCTGGTCGCCGGACTTGACGGCCTTGGCGAACGTGGCGAACAGGTCGCTGATGCTCAGCACCGACGGGTCGGCGACGATCGTCTCGGCGCGCCGCCTCTCCCCCTCGGGGGTGTGCGCGGCGTCGGCATCGAACAGGAACGGAGACATGACGGTGTCCTCTCAAGGACGCAGAAGGAATGGGGATGGTGCTGGATGGGTGGGGCGCCGCCGGTGCGACCGGGGGATGAAGCACCGGCGGCCTCCGCTCCCAGCCAGAGCCGGGGGTGGTGAGCCGCGGGCGACGGGTAGGGGGACATCCCGGCGCCCGCGGCGGATCAGGGGGGTTAGGCCTTGAAGTCCGGGTTCGCGTTCAGTGCGGCACTCGACTCGCGGGCATCGGCGGCCACGTTCCGGTAGAACCCGGCCTGCTCGCGCTTGTCGCTGGCGACACGCTCGTGGCCACGCTCCGACAGGCCATCAGCGATCGTGTCCATGTCGCTGGCGTAACCGTCGTACTCGGCGGCGATCTCGGCGCGACGCTCCTTGTTCCAGCGCGGCATAGCAATCAATTCCTTCCAAGGTGAAGTGGGTTGGCTGAGCGAAGAGTTGGCCGCGGGCGGAAGCCGGGGGGACAGCCCCGCCCGCGACCGGATCAGGGGGTGGTGCGGCGGAACGGAAGGACCGGAGCCAGGTCGGCGGGGGCCTCAGGCTGCAGAGCCGCATCGAGCACAGACCACAGCAGGTCTTCGCGACCCACCTCGGGGTCGATGACCGTCACCTGCCAGGCATCGACCACCTCGCCCAATGCGGCCGGGCTAATGCCCCGCCACATGAACTCCAGGTCATCGACCGACAGTTCACGGCCGTACCACGCCGTCGGCTCGCCGTCCTGGAACGTGACCGGCGTCGTCCACGACCACAAACCCCGCCGCGGATGGAACAACCCCACCGTCAGACCAGCAGCCATCGCAGCCCGGTTGATACGGCCCATCAGCCGCGTGTCAGCGACCAAACCAGCCACCGCCGCACACTGCTGCCAGCGCACCCCGTCGACCATTTCGTCACAGCCGGGCTGCGACTCCGTCGTCAACAACCCCGCCGCGTTCAGGCGAGACAGCACCGGCACCAAGCCCGCCGTCTCCTCATCCACAGTCGAGGCCCGATCCGCCGGCTGCCAGGCGAGACCGCCCTCCAGCCAGCGGACCGTCAGCACGGACAGCTCCGGCAGAGACTGAGCCTCGGCCCACAGGCGACGGTCCGCGCGAATCTTGCGGAAGCGGGAGAACATCACGACGCCTCCCGCAGTGCCTGCCGGATCACGAACCCGTGCGGGTTCGCGTGCATCGGGTGGTCGGCACAGTCCTCGGCCCAGCACTGATGCGTCCAGCACGTGCGGCGCTCATCGGCCGGCATGCCCGCATCCTCGCGACGGTTGTCGCGGGCCAGAGCAGCGGCCAGGTCGTCGGAGATCGGCCAGGAGGCCGTCTGGGCCGCGTTCACGACGCGCCGCCAATCAGCTGCAGCAGACCGGCGCCGGCGAGGAACTTGCGCGACGCCTTCACCACGTCCCGGGCGTCACCCAGGGCGTTGAAGTCCGCGCCCGACAGGTGCTGGGCATCCACCGCCGACAGCTCGGCGATCCGGGCCGTGGCGACCTCGAAACGGGTCACGGCACGCACCACAGCCGGCGGGAGGGACAGCGCCGACTCCAGGCGGGCCATCGCGGTCAGCGCGAGCGGCGGAAGCGGGGCGGTACGGGGGTCGGACGGGAGGGGGATCGGGGTCTGGGTTGCTGTGGCCATCACGCTGCCTCCTCGGCGGGAGTGATGAGGGAGTTGTTCAGGTAGGCCTCGACGACGTTCTCGGCGACTCGCACGCCACGGGGGCGGATCTTGCCGACCCCGTTGCGGATGGCCGGGAGTTGGCCGGCGGTGATCAGGTTGTAGACGGTGGATCGCGAGACGCGGAGGCGCTCGGCGACCTCGGCCGCGTTGAGGAAGTTCGGGGAGGGGGCCACGGTGTCCGCGGCCGGGGCATCGTGACTCAAGGAGACTCCCGGGTCTTGGTAGGCAGGTTGGAACTCCTGGAACTTCCACGTGGAAGTTTCCGTGTGCTCCAAGAGTGCGCCTACTTCCACGTGGAAGTCAACGTCCAAGCTGGAACCAGGCATGAAAAAAGCCCCACCCGGCAGGGGTGGGGCAAAAGGGAGTGCAGGTCAGGACGGGATCACGTACTCCAGAACGTAGCTGGAACTGTCCAGAACCATCTCGTTCACCTCGACAATCCGACCCGACTCCTCGGCCGCGAAGCGTCGAATCTCCATCACGGGAGTGCCGATCTCAATCTTGAGCAGTTCCTGCTCGACCTTCCTCGGCATCCGCGAGCGAACCTCCTCGCGGAACAGTGTCGGCCCGTGCCCGATGTCATCCAGTCGCATCCAGATCCCTCCGGGGCCAGTGTCCTCCTCGGCGATCGCGGTCCCGTCTGCCAGATCCGCAGGGATGTACGACACGGCGTGCATCACGGGCTTAACCCCCAGGACATAGCTTCGGTCCCGGACGACCACCGCCGCCCCTTCCTCGATCCCGAGCATCTGGGCGACCCGGGCATCCGAAGGGACCCGGTCAATGCGGAGGCCAGTGGGCTTCGTTTGCCCCTCGACGACGTCCGCAGATTGGACCGACCGCCCGGAACCCCAGACTTCCTTTGATAGCCGCTTGTTCGCCGGCCGAACGATGCGCTGGAACTTACGAACGCGGGTTGGGGCCCCCTGTCGAGCCTCGGTCAGCCCCAGGTTGCGAAGGATCAGCAGAGCCTTTGAGGCGGTGTCTCGACTGACACCCAGCGTCTCCATGAGCCCGTTCTCGCCTGGAACCTTGTCGCCGGGCGCGAGTTCGCCGCTCTCAATGCGGGCTCGCAGCTGGTCGGCGATCGCCTCGTACCCCAGGCTGTCGTCGCCCTTCTTGCTCGCCAAGACGCCTCCCTAAAGCTCTCGCGTGCGTCGGGCTAAGCCGGTTCGATCGAGCCGCTTGACTTCCACGTGGAAGTCGAGGACCGTCTATTCCAGTAGTTCCACGTTTACGCACTGCCACTGACGGTAGAGATGCAGGTCAGCGGGCTAGTTCTGCCTGCATGCTCGGCACCAACTGTACGCACAACATCCACGTGGAACGCCAGTGCCCAATAGGTCGAGGGGTTCCATGCCTGAATCCGAGCAGCGCACCGCGCTCTACCGATACTTCGACGCCGATGACGTCCTGCTCTATGTCGGGATCTCGAACGACCCCGCCTTCCGTAGCAAGGCGCACCTGTACGAGTCGAGGCCGGACGACTGGCCGAAGCGGGCCGTTCGACGAACCGATGAGTGGCGCGACACGCGGAAGCTCGCACTCGCCGCCGAGAAGATCGCGATCGAGACCGAGAAGCCGCTCTACAACGGCACTCACAACTACGACGAAGCCGAGTTCGACCCGGCGGCCTGGCCGACCGTCACCTACGGGAGCAAGATCGAGCAGGTCGCAGGCCTCATCCGCGGCGAGATCACAGCCGGCCGATGGAGACCCGGGCAACGCCTCCCGTCGATCCGACGCATGACCGAAGCGACTGGCGCGAGCCAGCCGATCGTCAGCAAGGCGTCCGCTCGACTACAGCGCGAGGGCCTGCTCGTCTTCGAGTCGGGCCGGGGACTCTTCGTCGCCGCCCGCCCCACCTAAACCCGCAGGTCATCCCCACTCTATGGCGACAGTTGTTGCCTTTCGCATCTCGTGAACTTCGGCTAGCGTCCTGGCTCGCACGCCCTGGAAGGAGGCACCAGCGTGAGCTACTTCAAGTCGACCGGCCGCTCGTTGCCGTCTCTGCCGCGCACTCCGTGGGGCGCGCGCCAAATCCTATCGGTTCGGGCAAGTCGGGCTCTGCGCAGTTCAGGGGCTCGGCGCCCAACGTCCGCTTCCTGCCGTCGACTTCATGGCCGCACGTACCGTCTGGGTGAGGTCGGGCAGCGAAAAGGATGCACTTTGGCCGTGAAACCCCAGGTCGGCACCGAATGTGACGCCGCTCACCCGAGAAACGGGCCTGGAGTGCTCCAGAATCTAGTCAAGTCGTTCGCGCCAAACGCGAACGGCCGGACGGTTCGCACCCGTCCGGCCAGTTCAACCAGCGAGTTCGCACCTCGCTGATCAAGGAATCGTCCACCCTGCGAAGAGAAGAGGCTTCCTAGTGTCAACCTTAGCCGACCACGCCTGCGCGCCCCAGAGTGATGCTGCGCACGTCTCCCTGTTCGACACCCCCCTCCCCCAGCTGCTCGCCTCTCTGGACGTCGAGCTGGTCGAGTCGTCGATCACGGACCGCACGTTCACCGGCTACTACCTGGTGCGCGAGGACGGCCATCGGATCCTGGCGATGCCGTCGGGCCGGCCGGAGTGGGAGCGGGACATTGCGGCCCGCGTGATTCTGGCGGAGGCGTTCGATCTGCCGCGCCCATCGTTGCCGTCGCCGCTCGAGGTTTCCCGCGCCTGATCTCCAATTGGCCCCAGTTACAGCCCACTTGGGCCCCGTGAACCATTAGAATTGGCAACAAAAAGCAGAGGCCGGACGGTCCCCACCGTCCGGCCATCTTGCGTATCGAGCGGGTCATCACCCCGCTGCGTTCGTACCCATCGACTAGTAAGGCACTGCGCATGACGATACCGATGAAGCCTCCTTGCCGCCAGCGATCGGCCGTCCTGTGAGGACGCATCGTTCGCGGCCGAAGTCGGGCGGCTGGACTCCCGTCAGCAACGAGCACGTCGCCCGGAACTACACGCTGAGCCTGAAGGCAAAGGGGCTCCTGCTGACGCTGCTCTCCTACCCGGACGACTCCGACATGACGACCGAGCGACTGGTCGGCCTCCACGAGAAGGCGGGCGGCAAGGGTGAGGGCGAGTACGCCGTCCGCGCCGCACTGAAGGAGCTTCGGGAGGCAGGTCTGGTGGCCCACGTGAGGGCCAAGGGCAAGGACGGCAAGTGGCGGACGACGACTGCGGTAAGTGACACTCCGCAAGGGCTATCGCTGCTGCTCAGGCCGCCTACCCCGGGGTGAGGTTTTCAGGAGTCCCGCTCGGCAGGAGTCCTGCTGGATGGGAGTCTTGAAAGTGAGGGGTCTTCTTAGAAGACGGTTACCTAGAAGAGGGCTGGCCTAGAAAATGCATCCCTCGAAGAGGGCAAGCCTCCTGGCTTGCTCGCCGCTGATCGCGCGCGAGGCGGAGGGCAGGCAAGCAGGCGAGCGAGCAGCAAGTGCGCCAGCCAGCCCGGCAGTTACTCACTGTCGCTGCCGTCGCCGCTCGAGATCTCTCGCGCATAAATCCATCCACGCCCCCGTAGCCGCCCACTGCTGCTGCGGGGGCGCTCCTGTGCGCTGCCTGCGCCCTTGCGGCGGCCCGCCTTCCGCCTGACGGTGTCCTGTCAGGTGTTCAACGGTGCAGTCGCTGGGGGGCGTTGTGAGAGACGGATGGAATCGGTTAGCCGGCCGGGTGCAGCTGTGGCTGGCGGCGGTGTTGCACAGTTCGGTGGCGTCGAAGAAGGCATGGGCGCGGATGCTCGTTCGCCGGAACCTGGCACTGAAGGCGGCGCGGAAGCACGGGGTGCCGGTCGAGGTAATGGCGGATCGGCTGGATCTGAAGCGGGCCACGGTGCGGGACTTGGTGAGGGATCCGCAGGGCGAGGCGGAGAAGGCGGCGGGGCTGAAGGTGGTGCCGCCGCTGGACGACGAGCAGCCGCCGGCTGTGGGCGAGTAGCCCTACCGCCCGCCGGCCTGCCCGTCGTCCTCGTTGTCGGCGGGCGCGTCGACGACGCCGCGCCCCGCTGTCCGCGAGTGATCGCCTCAAGTAGGCCCGTGAGCTGGGTCTTTGATGGATATTCAGCGAACTCCTTGCCGCACCCTAAAAGCGGGTGCTACCTTTTTGGCATGAGGTCAGGGGATGAGCCCCAGACCACTCCGTAAGTGACTCGGAGAGCCCCATGATCAGCACTTCCGCCGCAGCCATCGAGGCCCACGTCTCCGTCGACACCGTCCGCACCTGGTGCCGCCTCGGCGCCGTCGCCGCCGTCAAGCAGGCCGGCCGCTGGGCCATCGACCAGGCCTCCCTCGCCGCCCGCATCGCCATCGGCAAGATGAAGCGCCCGGCCAAGCCCGTCGCCTTCACCGTCGAGACGATGACCGCGATCGGCGGGCGCCGGTGGCAGAAGAACGGCATGGACCGCGTCTACTTCAACAACTGGGCCGAGCTCGCCGGGCTGGAGACCACGCACTACAACACCGGCAACATCTCCTCCGCCTGCTACCAGGGCGACGGGATCTCCAACTCCCAGGCGTACAAGCTCCTCGGCTGCATCCACAAGGTGTGGTTCGACGCCGCTGACGGCAAGTTGCACTGCCGCTACGGCTGGGGCGAGTCCCGCGTCGCCACCCGTGAGGAGGTGTGGGAGTCCGTCGTGTCCGGCATCCGCACCGCCATCGCCGCCCTCTGAAGCCTCCCCGCGACTTTCAGGAAGAGATCATCATGAGCGTCACGATCATCGAGTGCACCGAGCAGGACAAGCTGTACCGCCACTACACCAGCCAGTCCGAGGCGCAGGCCGCCTACATCGAACTGGACCTGAAGCGGGGCACGCTCCTTGCCGACTACAACGGTGTGATCGGCAGCGGCGTCCCCGGGGAGGTGTGGCACGGCTTCGAGCGCCGCTACAACATCCCCCTGCTCACCGGCGACGCCGCCAATAGCGTCATGCGCGAGATCGCCCCGCTTGCCGACCGGATCCTCGCCGACTGGGAGGAGCACTGGGACGGCAACAGCATGAAGGCGCGGCTGGGTGAGGACGCTGCCGAGGCCGAGGAGGAGATCGAGCGGCTCCTGGGCGACTACGAGGACGACGCCCGCACTGGCAACGCCGACGTCGTACAGGAGTGGGACGTCGACAACGGCGCCGTCAACGGGTGCGAGGTCGAGGAGTACGGCATCACGGCCGACACGACCGACGCCCGGCTTGACGAGATCGAAGAGCAGATCCGCAAAGACCTTGAGAGCGTCAGCGACGAGGGGTCGGTCGTCGTCCTGAACGGCGTGGACGCCTACCTCAAGCAGCTCCGTGACGACCTGGCCGACGAGGATCCGCTGACGCCGGCCGAGCTGCAGATCGCCCGCGAGGCGTCCGGGATGACCGGGGACGCGTTCGCCGCATACCTGGGCGTCAACCCACGGACGGTGCGCAGCTGGCAGCAGGGCCGCGACGACATCCCGGGCTGGCTCCGGCTGAAGGTGGCCGAGCTGCGGGCAGAGACCGCGAAGGCGGTCGCCACTACCATTGCGAAGATCGAGTCCGATGACGACTTCGAACTGGTCGTCTACCCGGACGACGAAGCCTTCGAGGCGGCATACAAGGCCGGACAGCTGCCCTACGTCGGGCACATCTGGAAGAGGACCGCATCCTGGCACCGCATGGTGTGCGGCCAGGCCGCCCAGGCCACAGGAGCCCGCATCGAGTTCGCCGCAGACGAGGGCGACGAGTGACGCGCAACGATGTTGCCTGCCGGGCCGCCAAGCGAACATGCGGCAGCCCGGCAGGTTGGCGTGCGGGCGGACGCTGCCCCAAGTGCAGGAGGGCGCATAACGCGGAGGTCAGCCGCTACCGCGGCTTAACCTCCTCGGAACGCGAGAAGGTGCTCACTGCCCTGCGGGCGGGATCCACGCCCGAGGAAGCCGCGGCGGCAATCGGCAAGTCGGTCCGCCACCTGACTCAACCGGCTGGCCGGGACGGAGAGCTGCGGGCCGCACTCGACGGAGCGCCACTCGCCGCACAGCTGGTAGCCCGCCGAGGCGACTACCTGGCAGCCCTCACCCGGGCCGGCGGTAACCGCCTGGAAGCCTCGCGCGAGCTGGGACTGAAGCCGCACACAGTCAACGGCTGGCGCTCGGACCGCCTCTTTGCCGCCGCCGAAGATGCCGTGCGGGCCCTCATCGAGGGGTATCAGGTAGCGCCGCGCATCCCAGGGCAAGTCTCCGAAGCCCAGCTCGACCATGCAACCGACCTGATCCTCTCCGGTACGTCGATAGTTCGCGCAGCCCGCGAGGTCGGCTGCGATCCCTCCACTCTTCGCTACCGCGCGCCGGGCCACCCCCGGCTCAAACGGGCCCTTGCGGAGGCTCAGCCGAGGAAGGGGAAGCCGAGTCGCCTAACGGACGAGGTTGCGGCGCGGCTCAAAACGGAGTGGGCGAATCCCAGTCGCACGGTTGCGAACATCGCCCAGGACTTGGGTGTGTCAGCGTCCACGGTGTGGCGGTGGCGCGAACAGCTCAACCTTCCACTTCGGCAACGCTAGCGGCGGCGATCCCGATCAGGGGGCCGCTCACCGTCGCCTCCTGGCGGGCCCGAACGGCGTCTCCCATGCCGGGCGCCCGTCGCGCCGCGGGAGGGCGGGACGCGGGCGCTGAGGGCCGCCTACGGGGTCGCCGTTGGTGTCGACCCACTCCCCCTGGAACCCTGCTGCCGCCTGCTTGACGGCCGCCCCCAGCGCCTGAAACGCCTCGAGCATCGCGGCCAGGCTCGGCTGTACGACGTTCCGGATCCGCTGCATCGTCTCGTCCACGACGGCGCGGGCTTCGGCGTGCACGAGTTCGGCGTGCGGGGCTTCGTGACTGCGGGCGACGTTGAGGACGGCGAGGCGCGCCGTCACCAGGTCGAGGCCGTGGTTTTCCATCAGCCGCCGGGCGAGGAGCCGTCGCAGGTTCGGAGGGATCGACAGTTCGGGGCGCTCGGGTTCGGCTGGCCGGCTGCGCATGGCGTCGGGGCTGGTCCAGTCGTCGAGGGTCTCGTCCAATTGGTTGAGGATGTCGTCGGCTTTCACTGTTGCTCCTGCGGAGTGTGGTCGGCGGTCCGATGGGCGGTGCGGGCGAGGAGCTGCGCAACGACTGCCGCGCGCCTGAGCCGCTCCTCCTCGACGCTCGCGATGGCGGCCTGAAGGTCACCCCAGGTTGCTGCGCCGCGGGGCAGGGATGCCATGGGGGCGTTGGCCTTCACGTGCCCTCCCCCGAGTTGTCCGCCGTATCACTGCTGGCCAGCGGGTTGTTCGGGGTTGTTCGACAGGGGATGCCGCGGGCCGGTGTGGGCGTCCGGAGTGCCTGCTCGATCCGGCTGGCGATGTTGTTGACGGTGTCGCACCACAGGGCCATCGGGTGATCCATGGGGAGCTTGCCGTCGGCGCCGCGTTCGTGTTCGGCGACCTGGGCGCGGAGTTCGGCGGTGACGGCGAGGACGCGTTCCCGGATCGCGTCGACGCTGTCGGTCGCTTCGGTCGCTGCTGGGTTCGGTCGCGCGCCGGCTCGGGCGAGGGCGCGCCCGGTGGCTGCAAACTCCTCGGCCAGCGGGTCGGCAGGTTCTGGCTCATGCCAGATGAGGTGCTTCCCGTCGGCATGGTCACGCTGGTATTGCATGGCCGCGTCGACGCCTTCGAAGAGGGTGATCGCGTGCACGATGGCGTGGAGCTGGGCGCTGGCATAGGCGGAGGAGATGAGACGGAGTTCCTCGACGTCCGTCTTGTCGAACCCGGCGAGGTGCGCGGCCCGGTCGGCTTCGAGCTGGGCGATGAGTTGGCGGTGCAGGGGCTCGGTCATGCGGCACGCTCCTGTTCGGGGTAGTCGACGGCGTCGAAGCGGATGATGCGGCGGCGGAGGCCGATGACGACGGCGTGGGTGCGGGACCGGGCGCCGAGGCGGATGCAGGCTTCGTTGAGGCGTTGGTGGATGCCGGTCTCGGTGCTGTTGAGCCGGGCTGCGATCTGGTGGCTGCTGTAGCCGCAGGCTGCCAACTGGAGTGCGTCGACCTGGCCTTGGGTGAGGGGCTGGCCGAAGACGCTGGGGCTCCTCATGACGGCCTCTTCTCGCCTGCGGCCCGGACGCGTCCCCGCGAGTCGACGATGCCGTCGGCTTGGGCGAGGAGTTCGAGGGCGCGCTTGAGGACGCTGGCGCGGGATTCACGGTGGCTGATGAACGCGTTGAGGATCTTGGCGGAGCGCTCGTCGGGCACCCAGCGGATCGGGTCGGCGGTCATGACGCCACGTCCTCGTCGTCGGCGGGGTCCCAGGTGGCGAGCGGGTCGCGGTCGGTGGTGGCCCACACGTAGGTGGGGCATCCGTCGGCGCCCCAGGACTGGCCGCATTCGTCGCACAGGCCGTCGGTGGTTCCGCCAGGGCCTCGGTTCTTGCTGTGGGCTTGGGCGATGCGGGCGAGCCGGTCGGCCGGGTCGTTGAGCACGATGCGGGTGGCGCCACCATGCCCGTGAACAGCCGCGATGGAGCGGATGCCTGCCGGGTGCGGGGTGGTAGTCGGCCAGGTGCCGAGCCAGTGGATGACGGCTTCCCCGTCGCTGAAGATGACGCCCTCGGCGACCTTGCCGACCCCGGACACTCCGGAGATGTCGGTGTCGCGGACGAGGTCGAACAGGGTGGGCTTGCTGGGCATTGCTGCTCCTGGTGTGGGTGGGGCGGCGGCCGGAACCACCGCCCCAGGGGCTAGGGCTGGGTGATGTGGAGTCGGCGTCTGCCGCCGCCGGGCTGCTGGTCGGGGACGACTACGTAGCCGCAGGCCTGGAGTTCGGCCTGGTACTGGTCGAGGCCAGCGACCTCGCCGGGCCCGTCGTGGAAGACGAGAACCATGCGGCGGCCGTGCTGCTCGGTGCGGTAGCCGGGGTACCAGCCCTCGCCGAGCCATTCGGACGGGTTGAATCCGCCGCGCATCAGCTGGTCGTAGACGTCGGCCTTGTGGATCACGCAGGCCATCAGACGGCCGCCTGCGAGCGGGCTTCGATCCTGGCCAGCTTGTCGGCGACCCGGCCTGCCGGATCCCCGTCGATCGAGGCGAGCGCCACCGCGGCGGTGACCATGACGTCGATCAGTTCGTCGCACACGTCGCCGACCGTGTGCGTGACGCCCTTGCGCGGGTTCTGGCCGCGCACGCCGATCCACGCCTGCGCGACCTCGCCTGATTCCTCGGTGAGTTTGAGGATGCGCAGGCCGACCTCCTCGTTGCTGCAGCCGTTCTGCTGGTCGAGCCACGCGACGAGACGCTGGATCGTCGCCCACTGGTCGGGGTTGAGCATGGGTTTCCTCCTGGTGATCTACTGGTGGGTGCCGGTCGCTCGCGATTCAGGCGCGAGCGACCGGTGTTCGGTGGGTCAGCGGCGGGGCGGGTGGCAGACCGGGCAGCCGTCCGGGTCAGGAAGTCCGAGCAGTCCGTGGGCAGTTCGGGTGGCCGCACGCCACGGCCGGTAACCGCCTTCGTGATCACGGAACGGGGCGAGCCACGCCATGTCGAGCGCCGCCTTGTCGAGCCAGTCGGCAATCGGCGCCGTGTACTGCTCGCGCTCGACGTCGAGGTTCGTGTCCGGCACGCGCATCTCGTCGGCCGCCTGCTGGACGTGGGCGGCAGCCGGCCACTTGGAGCGGGTCACCGCCCCTCCCCTGCCTGCATGTCCTGCCCGAGCTGGCCGATTTCGTCGGCGGCGGCCCGGCAGCCGTGACGGCAGACGTCGGGGTGGGTGGGCTCCCCCGGCTGCATGTCGGCGAGGATGTCCGCGAGCACGGCGCGCACCGTCGCCGCGGGAACGTCCTCGGTCGCGCTGTCGCCGTCACCCGTGCCGCGAAGACGGCCGAGCACCTCGCCCAGGACCCGGATCTGCAGCTCGACGGAAGACCGGTCGACGGGCTGCGGCTGCGCGGTCTCGACCTCCGGGCGCTGCGCCTCGTCGGCCCGATTGAGCGCGGCTCGGCGTGCGCCACGGAGCGCATCCACGACCCGCTCAACGTCCTCAGGCAGGACGTACACAGTGGCGTGTCCGCGCGCTCCGTGATCGGCTTCCATGGACACGACGGGTCGTCCGCCGTCGTCGTGCGGGCCGATGGCGAGGTGGGCCGCGTCCGCATCGGTGTATGCGAACGGCTCGAACTCGACATCCAAGTGGGCCTGTTCTGCCTTGTCGGCCATGCGGCGGTAGTGGTTGCGCAACGCCGCTTCCGTGGCGCAGTCCGAGCAGCCGGTGGTCCAGCGGTCGGCGATGTCTGCGGCCTCCCGCAGCACGGCGGCCCGGTCGGCGGACAGGCGGGCGACATCCTCGGCGTACCGGACGGCGTCCATGGCCGCCCGGTTCAGGTCGGTGCTGCGGTTCGCCAGCTCTGTGCGCAGGCGGGCGTTCTCGGCGCGGTCGGCGTCCCGCATGGCGTTCGTCGCCGCGTCGCTGATCCGGAGCGCCTCCACGATCTCCTCGTCCGCCACGGCCATCGCGGCGTCGGCGAGAAGGGCGGCACCCTCGGGCACGGGCTGCCGGTCGAACTTCTGCAGTTCACGCTGTAGTGCTGCCGCGTACCGCTTTGTGCGGTCGCGGAGGTTCTGGTCGGCGGGCGGGGTCGGGGCGGCGGGCTCGTAGGTCTCGGCGAGGACGTCTTCGGCGATCGGGTACAGCTCGCCCTTCACGCCGCGGACGATGTGCTGGCCAGTCTTCACGCCGACCCACGTGTCGTGGAGCTCGTCGTAGACCTTGGCGGTGACGTCCGGGGCAAAATCCCCCTCGTCGGGCGAGACGAGCAGGAACTCGCCGCCCGTGAAATCGATCAGCTCGTCGATGTTGCCGCCGGTCCACTGGACGGTGTCGACCTCGATCGGCCTCTTGCGGTAACGGGTGATGGTCATGACTTCTCCTGCTTGATCTAGGCTTCGGGGAGCAGCGCCCGGCTACGACCCGGGCGCTGCGCTGCTGTGGTCACGGGGTGTTGATCGCTCGCGCCACGGCGAGTGCATGGGGGCTGACGGCGTCCTGCCAGCCCGGGTGTGTTGTTGTTGCGAGGCGGCGGGACTCGGCACGTAGCCAGCGGGCAAGCTCGGTCGCCGCAGCGGGCGGTACGGCCCCTGCGAGGTCGCCGGAAGCCCCGCCCATGCCGTTGGTGAGTCCGTCGCGCCACGCCGTGGCGGGGTCGTAGCAGCGCCAGTAGTCGTCGCGGTCAAGGTCGCGCTGGGCTGCCTCTGCGAGCGGTTCGAGCTTGTCGGCCGCGGCCTGCAATTCGTCGGCGGGCGTCATGTGCTGCTCCTTCGTGGGGTGTTGGGTGATCACGGGGTGGGGTGGCGCTGGTCGTATCGGGCGCAGGCCCGCTCGATCCAGGAGCCGGGGATCAGGTGGATGGCGTGCAGCCACGGGAGGCGCACCCGGTACGCCTTGCGGCCGAGCGCGGCCGGGTCGTACAGCCAGTGCCAGACCTCGTGCAGGCCGGTGCTCTGGTGGGCGTCGTCGCGGTAGCGGAAGTGCCTCATCGCTGCACCGCCCCGGCCTTGACGTGCTGGCAGTCAGCCCAGGCGACGACGATCGGGAACTCGACCTGGGCGGACGGCTCGGGCGAGCAGGCGTCGCAGACTTCGATCTGCGTCATGTGCGAGCAGGCCGTCTTGTCGGTGATCTCCTCGCCGTCGTCGGTGTAGAACTCTTCGCACTCCCGCTCCAGACACTCCAGCGTGCCGACGTCGGCGACGGTGGGGCGGTGCTGGCGGGTCTTGCCGCGACGGGGGCGCGAGTGCGTCCGGTTCTCGCAGCGGGACCACGGGACCATGTCGCCGTGCTCGTTGCTGCACGGCTCGCAGGCCTGCCCGGCGGGGGCGTCGAGGCAGATACGCACGTCCTCCGAGCTGCCGGTGTGGCGCTCGTTCCAGTCGTCCCAGGCCTCAGGGTCCGTGTCGTAGTCGGGCTCGGAGCCGTGGGGGCAGGAGTCGCTGCCTGCTTCCCAGAACCAGTTGATGGGCTTGTGGTCGTCGGTCATGTCGGTTCCTCTCGGGTTGAGTTGGCTGGTCAGGCGTCTGAGTTGCGGCGCGCGGACGGGTCGTAGTCGTCGCTGCCCGGCCAGCTCCACAGCTCCCCGAAGGGCTTGGTCCGTGCGGCGAGTCCGACGGCGGCGGGGTTGGCGCAACGGCGGTCGACTCCGAAGGCGCCTATGCGGTGCTTGTCGGCCGCGGAGTCGCAGCTGAAGGTGCGGCAGCAGGCGGCGCAGTGGGAGCGGCCGAGCCCGGTCCACCAGCCGCCGCACTTGGGGTGCCGGATGGCGGTGGCGGGGAGTTCGGCGGACGGCTCTCGTTCGGCGCGGACTACTTCGGCGGTCTGGGTGTGGTTCATTTCTGCCTCTTCTCACTCAACTGGTTTTTGCTGGACGGCCTAGGGCGCTGAAAGCGGGGACCTGGAAGCGCGGGGCGCTCACAGCCCCACGGTGGGGCGCGCCCGCGAACCCGGGGACCACCGGTCCCTCCCAGCGGAGGCGGCGCGCGGCATCAGGCGGCCTGGCGCTGCTCGCCCGGGTGCGTCAGATTCCGCACGACCTTCCACGGCGGGCTGTAGCTGCCGGGGCACGGTTCGGACCAGCGCTCGACCCGGAACTTCGTGCGGCGGCGATAGCCCCAGTGGTGTGCGCGCATCACGCCGCCCACGGTCATCGCCCGCTCCTGCATGCAGTGCTTGCACCAGCCGCGGGGACGAGGCCTCTTCGGGATCGCCGGGTAAACGATCCGGTAGGTCGGGTGGTCGTAGGTGACGTGCTTCTCGCCGTCGACACGGAAGCGCAGGTATCCGTTGCCCGCGCCGGTGATCGTGGCCGGCTTGCCGTCGTAGGTGATCCGCATGCCGTGCCGGGCGGGCACGTCGTAGGTGCGGCGGATCCACTCCATCGTGCTGGTCACGCGGCCTCCTCGTTCCGGTGCTGGATGGCGGGCAGTTGGACGACAGCGGCCTGTTCGCACTTCGGGCAGGTGCATCGGCCATGCCTCGGGGTGGGGCCTGATGCGGCGGAGCCGATGGGCCAGCCGCCGACGTGCGCGGTGCGGTAGCCGGGGTCGGCCGGCGCGGTCTTCTCCTCCTCGACGGCGGGGGCTTCGACGGGGCGGCCAGTGATGTGCCGGAGGTAGTCGCGGAAGCTGTCGGGGTCTTTGCGGAGTTCCGCGATGTCGTTGACGGACAGCTCGGTCATGACGCCCACAGCCCTTCGCCTGCGGGGAGCAGGCCGATGAGGTGGCTTATGGCGGCGTGCCAGGCTTCCTCGGTCTCCAGCTCCGGGTGGGCGCCGGTGTCGCGTTCCCAGCCGACGAGCGGCTTGATCGCGGGGCGCAGGGTGTACGACCAGTACCGGGAGAACGACCACATGGGGTCGGTCTCGGCGGTCGCGCATTCGGCGCGGACGGTCTGCTCGAGCTCGGCCAGCCGTGGTTCTGCGGCTGCCAGTTCAGGCCAAGTGATCACAGGGTTCTCCTTGTCAGTACTCGCGGCCCATGGATTGCAGGCGGCCGTAGTGGCCTTGGAAGACGAGCGGGACGATCCGCCCGGAGATGCCGTTGCGGTTCTTCGCGACGATCAGGTCGATCTCGCCGGTGCGGTCCTTCTCGCGCTTGGACTCGGGGTCGTCGGGGTCCGGGGGCAGCGGCTTGTGCATGAGGACGATCACGTTGGAGTCCTGCTCGATTGCCGAGGAGTCTTTGAAGTCGGTGACCGTGGGCTCGCGGCCGGCGGCGTTGCGGTTGAACTGGGCGAGCGCGATGACGGGGATCTCGAACTCCATCGCCATGAGCTTCAGTCCGCGGCTGATCGTGGCGACTTCCTGTGCACGGTTGGCCTGGCTGCTCGAGCCTTCGGGGGTCATGAGCTGGAGGTAGTCGGCGACGACGATCGCGGCGGGCTGCCCGTGGCCGGCCATCCAGCGCAGGCGCGCGCGGATCTTCGACAGGGTGAGGTTGGGCGAGTCGTCGAGGATGAAGTTGCGGGCGTTCTGCATCCGGTCGGAGACCTTGATGACCTTGGCCCAGTCGTGGTCGTTGAGCTTGCGGCGCACGAGCCGGTCGAGGTCGACCATGGCTTCCGCCGCGGTGAGGCGGGCCATGAGTTCGGAGCCGCCCATCTCCATGGAGGCGACAAGTGCGGGCCGGCAGCGGGTGAGCGCGATGTGCGAGGCGAGGTTCATGCCGAACAGCGACTTGCCGCCGCCGGTTGCGGCGCCGACGGTGATGAGCATTCCGGGCTTGAGTTCGACGACGTCGTTGAGGTCGTGCCACGGGGTGTCGAGGGCGTTGGGGTCTTTGCCGGCTTGGAGTTCGTCGAGGAAGGTGCCCCACCTGTCGCCGACGGACAGCTTGACCTCGAGCGGCGAGGCGCCGGTGGCGGCGCCCTGGAACTCGGCCATCGCGTCGTCGAGGATTTCGGTGGCGTCGTCCTGCTGGGCATAGGCGCGGGCTGCGGCTCGAGTGGAGGTTTCGATGACGGCGCGCAGCATGGCCTTGTCGCGGACGATTTCCGCGTACTGCTCCGCGTTGGCGACGGTGGGCACAGCGGCAACGAGGCGGTGCAGGTATGCCTGGCCGCCGATTTTGGCGAGCTCGCCGAGGCGCTCGAGTTCAGCACCGACCGTGATGGGGTCGATCTTCGGGTTGCGGCTGCGGCCGTAGAGGTCAGTGACTGCGGTGAAGACGGTCTGGTGCTGGGGGCGGTAGAACGCGCCCGGCTCGACGATCGCGATCATCCGGTCGATGACGGACTGCGAAAGCAGCATGCTGCCGAGTACGGCTTGTTCGGCCTCGAGATCGCATGGCGGCGTGCGCTCGAAGTCGTCTGGCTCGTCGTAATCGTTCACGCGGCTTTGTCCTTACGGTTCGGGTGGCATACGGGGCAGGGGCGGACGGAGCGGAGACCGTCGGCGTCGACCGTCTGGCGCAGGCGGGTGAGTTCGTCGCAGTCCGGATCGCCGCAGTACGGCGGCTTCTCGGATCCCTTGCGTTCTTCGGGGCGCGGCTTGGTGCTCTTGGGCGGTAGGCCCTTCCAGCCGCCGCGAAGGAAGAACGTGGCGTAGCGGATCCGCTTCTTGGTGTCCGCCTTGGTGTCGAGCGCGAAGTCGACCATCGCCTTGACGCCGGCTCGCCGGAGGATCTGCGCGGTGTGCTGGATCTCGTCGGGCTGCATCGCCCAGGAGACGGTGAGTCCTTCGTCGGTCATCGCCTTGATGAGCGGCTGGATGTAGGCGAAGGCGTCGGGGATCCGGTCCTCGTAGCTGCTCTCCCGCTCGTCGTCTACGGGAGGGATAGAAGAGAGAGAAGTAGTAACTACTCTTGTGGTCGCCTGGCGACCTAGCTTTTCTGGTGCGATTCCGACATCGTCCGTTTTGGGCTGGGTCGCCTCCCGACCTAGCCCTAGGTCGCCAGGCGACCTAGCCTCATCCGGACTTGTCCCAGTTTGGTTGGACTGGGCTAGGTCGTCTCCCGACCTAGCCTCAACCGGGTCAAGTCCGACTTGCCCAGGAAAAGCTAGGTCGCCTGGCGACCCAGCTTTTCCATCCGGAACGTGGATGGAATAGACATTCTGGGCGTGCTCCTTCTGGGCCTTGATGCGCTCGGGCGACTTGCAGTTGAGCCACCCGGCCTCGAGCAGGGTCTTGCGATGCGTCAGGAACGCGGACTTCGACAGGCCGGTCGCTTCGAGCAGGACGGACTGAGCTGGCTGGTTGCGGGAAGCGATGCGGCCGGTCTCGACGTCAGCCCAGGTGGCCACGGTCAGGGCGAGCAGCCGCGCCAGAGGCGGGAGACTGCTGCGCCTGATCGCGCGCTCGAATTCAAACCGGCTGGGCATAGCCCTACTTCCTGGCGGTACGGATGGGGTTGTTCAGGCCCTGGCGGGTCGGCCGGTCACGCGGCCATGGCGTCAACGTCGGCGCACAGCAGCCGGCGGTAGCCCTCAACGGCCTGGCGGGTGACGACACCGTTGCCGAGGATCTTGAGCTGCGGGTTGCGCGGGAGGCCGAGGCCGGTGACCCAGCCCTCGGGCAGGCCCATCATCCACTCGACGAACACGGGGTTGAGGCGCCGGTTGCCGCGGTCACCGGGCTCGGTGGGCAGCGGCGCGGGGCGGCCGAGGATGGTCTCCCAGCGCCGGATGGCGGGCCCGTAGTCGATGCCTTCGGCGGTGACCCAGGACTGGTCGGCCATGCGGACGGCGATGGAGAGCGGCGTGCCCATGCCGTTGCCGTTGATCCCCTTGGCCCGGTTGCGGTCGCGCCGGGCGAGCCAGGACTTCAGGCCCTCACCGTCGTTGAAGTTCCCGGCGGCCGGGGACGGCAGGAGCCTCAGGCGGGCTCCTGTTCCGTCCGCTCCGTCGGCGGCGCCAGCAGGAACACCACCTCGTCCTCCAGCGTCGGACCGTGCCCCCCGGCCTTCCGCTTCGCCGGATGCTGCGGTCCACCGTTCACGCCAAGCTGCGACGTCGGGGTCTTCAGCAGTGGGGTACGCGAGGCCGAACCAGCGGTCGCGCGGGTGCGGCGCCCCGATGACGTCTTCACCAGCTCGTACACACGTCCATCGGATGCTGTACCCGATCGCGGCCAGGTCGGCGACGACTTCGCCGAGGCCGCGCGACCGGATGCCCGCCACGTTTTCCAGGAAGACGAGGCGAGGTCGAATGATGCGAACAGCCTGAGCAACGTTCTTCCAGACCGCGGAGCGGGCATCGAGGAGTCCTTTCCGGAGGCCGGCGTTGGAGAGTCCCTGGCAGGGGAAGCCGGCGGCGATGGTTTCGATGTGGTGCTGGGCAGCGACGGCGGCCCAGTCGGTCTTCTTGATGTCGCCGAGGTTCTCGGCGTGCGGGTAGCGGGCGGCCATGACCTGGACGGCGAACGGATCGTTCTCGGCGTAGACAAAGGTCTTGTTGCCGGCGATCCGCTCGACCGCCTCGTCGAGTCCGCCATAGCCGGAGCAGAGGCTGAGGTTCGTCATTTCGTCGGTCCGCCCTTCGCGGCTGAAGTTCGCTTGTCGGCGGCTGGTTCGCGGTGGTCGGGGATCCGAATCCGGTGCGGGCCGAAAGAGCTGAGTAGTTGGTGCCAGGTGCGGCGTCGCCATGCGCTGCTGTGCCGGTGGCGTCCGCAGGTGCAGAACCACCCCTTGCGATCTCGCTTCCAGCGGCAGCACTGGCCGGCGCGGACGGCCGTTCCGAGCGGAGGTTCTGCTGGGGACTCGGCGATCCCCAGTTCGGCGAGCATTGATTGCCACCAGGCGGATTCGAGGTACGGGGCGACCTCGGGGACGAAGTGCTCTTCGTGTTCGAGCATTGAGTTGCATCGCCCGCAGAGGAGGCCGCGGACCGCCCACATGCCGCGCCACTTGTCGTGGTCGATGTAGAGCTGGCCGTGACTGGTCTCAATGCCGTAGCGGCGGCATATCTCGCAGCGCTGTTCGGAGCGTTTGAGCAGGTCATCGAACTGCTCGCAGGTCAGGCTGTAGTCCTTGTGGCGGCACGTCGTGATGCCCGCTCTGTCAGCATCGTGCATATGCAGCACCCTACCCCTGTGCATATGCACGGTCAATGCGCCATGTAGACGCGCTGCATATGCACCGCGTATGTTGGGCACATGGTCAGCCGGACGAAAGACACCCACACCACGAACCGCGTCATCCGCATCGACGACGAGGACTGGCGCGTCTACGAACTGGCCTGCAAGGACAAGGGGCTCACGCGCTCCGCGGACATTCGCATGCACATCAAGCGCGAAGTGGCCGCCTTCAAGCGTCGGCAGCGAGCCGAGTCGTCCGACTGATCGCATCTCCCCTCCTCTCCTTCCGGGCCCCGCTTCCGCGGGGCCTTTGTCGTTGTGGTTGATCAGGCGGCGAGCGGGCCGAAGATCGCCCGGTATTGGTCGCGCATGGCCCGGTCTTCGACGTGGTCGGGGTGGACGCAGTCGTCGCGGTCGCAGCCGGGCAGGACTTGTCCGACGGCTTCGCGCTGGTGGCTGATGCGGAAGGCGACGCGGCGGATGGAGATCTTGGGTCCGCGGCCTTGGCGCATGGTTTCCGACGGGTGCGGCCACACCATGTGTCCGTCGTCGGTGGGTTCGGCGATCTCCTGGAATCGGTCTTCGACGGGGATCGGCTTGGGTCCGCTGCGTGCGGCGGGGAGTCCTGCACGCTTCCGGATCTGGCCGACGCGCTTCGGGGTCATGTGCATTTCGCGGGCGATGTGACGGTCGGAGTAGCCGGCCTTCATCAGTTCGATGGCGGTGGCGAGGGTGGTCATGCCGCCTCCTTCAGCTGCTTGCGGATCCGCCAGACGGTCCGGTCGGTGCAGCCGATGCGCTCGGCGATCTGCATGCCGCTGAGGTTTCGCGGCATCAACTGGCGCACTGCTTCACGTCGTTCGCGCGGGGTGAGCCGGACGCGCTGCCCTTGGACGGCGAGTTCGACGGCGAGCTCGTCGATGCCTACGGGCTGGTAGCGGCGGCGCGCGACGGTCTGGGCGCAGAGGCGGCAGAAGTGCTTGCCCTTGCAGTCGCGGTCGAGGTTCTCGGGCCAGGCGTGACCGTGCCGGCAGGCCGGGCCGTTGGGGTCGGCGTACCAGTTGGGGATGCCGTGGGCGTCACGGATCTTGTAGACGGCGAGGCGATCAACGTGGAGGTCTCGGGCGGTCTTCGCGCAGGAGATGCCGTCGCGCAACATGGCGACGATCTCCTTCTCTCGCGGGTGGCTCATGACTGCGGCGTCTCCTTCCGGGGCTGGTCTGCGGTGGGCTGCTGAATGTCGGCGATGGTCTGGTTGGCGCGGTGGAACGAGTCGCGGATGCGTCGTCCGATGGCGACGAGGGCCATGGCGGCGAGGGCGTAGACGAGCGCGGTGAGGATGATCGGGGCGGTGAGCCACAGCCAGGTGAGGGCGTTGAGGAACGTGACGGTGACGTCGAGCGCGGCGTGCAGGTCGGTCTTCACGTCCGCCTCCCGCGCGCGATGAGGGCGAAGGCGACGGCGGCGATGCCGAGCGTGAGGAGCAGGCAGGCGATGAACTTGAGGGCGTCGTTCATGCGGCGGCCCTCTTCTGCTCGATGCGCCGCGCGATGCGTTCCTTGCGGGCTTCGGCCCGGTGCCTGGCGACGAGTTCGCGCTGGTGGGCGGGGACGCCGATCCATTCGCGGACGAGGCTGCCGTTGACGGTTCCGCGGCGGCTGGAGGCGACGGAGTGGGCGCGCATGATGCCGGCGTTGAGGAGCCGCTCCGGCAGATGCCCCCACTGGTACTGAGCCTTGGGCGGGTCGGGCAGGTTCTTGTCGGCGGCGACGCCGCTGATCGTGAACGGCTGGCCGGTGTCGGCGGCGGCCACGTAGTAGGGGGTGACCTCGTCGAGCCAGGCCTCGTAGTCGTCGACTATGCGGCGGGTGACCGCGGGGGCCGGGGCGGCGAGCTCGGTGCCGTCGAAGGCGGGGGCGATGTGGGTCATCGGTTCCTCCGGTCCTGCTCGAAGTTGACGGTGGTCAGCGTCTTGAGCTCGTCCTTGTGGCGGCGCTGCATGGCGTACAGCTCCTTCTCGTGCGGGTAGCAGAGGGCGAGGTCTCCCCAGCCGGGCCGCATCTCGGGGACCCAGGTGGCGCCGTATCCGCCGCAGCTGTTGCAGCGCAGGTTCCAGCCGATGCGTCCGGCGTTGGCGGCCTCGTCGGCGGTGGGGAGGGGCGGGCCGTAGGGCTCGGGGGTGGTGGTCGCGGTCGGGTTCGTGTCCTGGGTCGTCATGGCGGGTGTCTCCTGGGTGTGGTGTGCTGGGGTTCCGAGCCGGCCCGATTCCCGCGGGCCGGCTCGTGGTGTGTGCGGGCTAGAACGGCGGGTCGGACGGGTCCGGGCCGAGGGTGAGGAGCGTGACCCGCTTCTCGATGTCGCCGGTCAGGTCGGCGCCGGCGTCCTTCAGGGCGAAGGTGAGGCGGCGGGCCTGCTCGGCGTGCCAGCCGTCGTCGCCGCGGCTGAGGAGCATGTCGGCGATCCGCTCGACGATGACCCGGCGCGCCGGCTGGGGAATGCTGACGGTGGCGTCCGGCGCCGGGCTCCACGGGTCGCGTTCGGCGGTGTAGCCGATCCATCCGGCCGTCTCGGGTTTGGCGACGGGCGTTCCGTGCTTGTCGTACTCGTCTTCGTGGTTGCGTCCGCAGTCGCCGCGGCGCCGCTCGACGTTGCTCATCAGGGAGCAGGGCATGCGGCCGGTTTCGATGACGTGCTTCAGGTCGCGGATGTTGCGCAGGTAGATGTGCCGGTAGTCGCTGTACCGGCGGGTCAGCTCGTCGTCGGGCTCGCCGGCCTTCGCCTGGTATGCGTCGGCGACTTCCTGCCAGCGCTCCATCAGGGTGTCGAGGGGTTCGCGCGGCGTGCTCTCGGTCTGGTCGGTGGTCATGGCGTGTGATCTCCTTCTCGGAGGTCGCCCCGCATGGCCCGCGGGGCGACTCTCGGTAGCTGCGGGCTAGTCCTCGACGAGTTCGCCCTCGATGGGGCCCTCGTCGTAGTCGTCGTCGACCGTTCCGGGCGCCGGGGTAGGGATGGTGGCGGGCGCAGGTTCAGGCCGCTGCTCGCCGTCGACGACGGCCTTGGAGCGCAGCTGCTCGCGCATGTACTCGGCGGAGGTCGGCACCCACTTGGTGAGGCGGTGGGCTCCGGTCTTGAGCCACATCGCTTCCTCGTCGGTGTTCCACGGGGACCGCTCGGGGTACTTGCCGTTGGCGCTGTCCGACTTGGCGCGCACCTTGGCGATGTGGCCCCTGTTGAGGACGACGACCTTGCTGGTCGCACCGTCCTTCATCACGGCGTAGGCGTAGACCAGGCGGAGGTCACCGCGGTCTTCGGCGTCCCAGTCGATGTCGTGGACGGGTCGCTCGTCGCGGCCGGGCTGGAACTGGAACTTGTCGTTGCTGTAGACGACTTCGACGATCACGGATGAGATGGCGCCGGCCCGGTACATGAGCTCGATCTCGCCCTGGTAGCCACGCACCCCGGTGATCTCGGTGCAGCGCTTCCTCTTGTTCCAGCGCGGAACGAGGTAGTACTGCTCGGTGCCGGGTTCGAGGCCAAGGCGTCCGGCATCCATGAGGACGGCGATGAACTGGCCGACGTCGTTCTGTGCGGCTTCCATCAGCTTGGGGTCGCGGCGCAGGAGGCCCTGGGTGGAGCGGATCCATGCGCCGACGCGCGTCTGGAGGTGGCTGGGCATGACGAGGGCGAGGGTTTCGCGGTACTGCTCGACCATGGCGGCGGGGCCGTTGTCGCGCTTCTCGATGGCGGTGGAGACGGTCTGCTCGGTCATGCGGCGGTGCTCCTGTTTCGGGCGGGCTGGAGGGAGTGGGTCTTGCCGTTGCGGACGGTGCGGGTGGCGATCCGGTCCTTGCCGACGACGGCGCGACGGCCGTCGGCGATCTGGTCGAGGACGAGGCCGGAGGCGCAGCGCTTCTCCTCTTCGGCGGCCTTGCAGGCGGCGAGCGAGTCGAAGTAGCGGTCGCGGAGCGCCGGATCGATGGGGACGTCGATGTCGACCATCCCGTCGGGGATCTCTTTGACGGCCTGGTAGGTGGCGGTGTGGCCGTCGATGGATGGGGCGTTGCCAGCGGCGAGGGAGTCCATGAATGCCTGGCCCTCGGTGAGCATCAGCTCGGTGTCGGCGCCGTCCGGCTCGACGATGTACTCGCGGTAGTCGGAGAGGCCGATCAGGACAGCGACGTGGGCGCGGCGGGCACCCAAGGCCCGGAGGTACCAGCGGACCTGTGCCTTGTAGTGGACGGGGATCTGGTCGGTGCCTTCGTCGCCCCACTCGAAGTCGTCGTAGGCGGTCTTCGCTTCGATGACTTCGAGGTCGCCGTCGGCGGTGAAGCCGAGCCGGTCGGGGTTGGCGATCCACCACGGCGCGTCGTCGGCCGCGTAGGTGCCGGACGGCAGGACAAGCAGTTCGGGGTGCCGGATCGTGAACTCGTCGCAGATTGTGGGCTCGTGACGCTTGCCCCAGTACATTTCCCGGGACTCGTCGACGGGGCCGATGTTGCCCTGCTTGCGGTGCCACAGGGAGAACATCGACTCGTAGGGGCTGAGGCCGAGGACGGCGGAGATCTCGGAGCCACCGATGCCGTTGGCGCGGGCCGCATGCCACTCTGCGCTGCCGGGCTCGAAGGTGCCGAGCAGGCGGCCGGCGGGCGGGGCGGGCTGGATCGTGGTCATGCGGCGGCCTCGGCGCAGTCCTCGCAGCGGCCCTGCTTGTCGAATGGCCCGTCGGTGTCGCCGCATTTGCAGGCGAGCGGGGAGGCGATGTCGACGCCGACGATTTCGGTGCGGCCGGCGCCGAGCGATCCGTCGACCCGGTAGATCGCCGCGACCTGGAACGGCTGCTCTTTGTCGGTGCCGAGCAGGTAGTGCAGCTTGCCCTCGAAGGAGTCGCCGGCGGCGATCCGGGTCTTGATCGTGTCGAGGAGGATGATGAGTTCCTCGCGACTCATGTTCTGCATTCGAAGCTCCAAAAGGGTGTGGCTTAGGAGGGCAGCCGCCCCGCAGGGGGGGGTGGGTCGGGGCGGCTGCCCGGGGTGCCGCGGCCCTCGGAGGAGGTGGGCCGGGCCGATATGTGGCTGTGGGGTGGGGATTAGGCGGCGACGGGCTCGGCCGGCTCCGGCTCGGGCTTCTTGGCGGCGGCCCAGGTGTCGAGTTCGCGGCGCATCGTGAGGTCGTCGCCGCTGCGGCGGACCGGCATCTGCATGCCGAGGAAGTCGGCGGCGACGATCAGCGTCGGCTGGTGCTCGCCGACCGACCACATTTCCACCGGGCCCGGCAGGTCCTTCCAGGCGCCGAAGAACTTCGGGGTCATCGCCATCTGCGAGGAGGCGGCCTGCTTCTCCAGCTGCGGCAGGAGGAGCTTCCGCCAGGACAGCGGCTCCCTGTCAGGCTGGGACAGGGCGATGGAGATGCGACTGCCGGACTGGCCGGACAGGACGAGGCGTTCGCCAGTGCGCTCGATGTTGATGGGCTTGGTATCGAGGAGCCGGACGGCGGCGACGAGTTCGGGCACCTGGTGTCGGTGCACGACTGCGGTCCACGGCTCGACTTCGGCGCGGGTCAGCTGGGTGCGGGAGACGGCCATGGTGAAGCGATTGGTGGCCATGGCGTACAGGTAGGTGCCGTCGTGGTCGAAGGCGATGGACTGCAGGGCCTCCGGGGCGTCCTTGGTGGCCATGTGCGGGCGGGTCTGGGCGACGAGGCGGCTGAGGGTGTGGTCTGCGATGGTGATCACGGCTGGGTCTCCGGTGGTCAGGCGGCGGCTTTTTCGGGGTCGCGGATGGGGACGACGACGTACTGGTAGGTGTCGTCGGCGGCGTCCGCAACGAGGGCCGGGCGGGCTCGGGTGGTGAGTGAGATGAGGGCGTCTCCGGCGATGGGGGCGAGCCCGTCGAGGAGGTAGCCGGCGTTGATGGCGAGTTCGAACTCGTCGTGGTCGCCGTCGTATTTGGCGTCGGCGGTGACCTTGCTGGAGGCGTCGCGGCCGGCCCGCAGGGTGACCTTGTCGCCTCGTGCGTTGATCCACAGGAGGTTGCCGGTGGAGACGGTCATCGCGGCGTGGATGGCCGCGGTGAGGTCTGCGGCCGACCCGTGGATGTGGCCGGTGAACTCGTTGGGGACCTGCGAGTCGACCTTGTGCGGGAACACTGTCGGGTCGATGAGGAGACTCGTGACGGCGTTGCCCCCGCAGGTCAATGCGAGGCTTCCGTTGCCATCGGAAGGCAGGGTGATCTTCAGGTCTCCACCGAAGACCTTGGCGTTGTCGGCCATCACCTTGCCGGGCACAACCCCCATCACTTCGGTCTCGAAGTCGCCGTCCCACGGCAGCCAGGCAGAAGCGATGCGGAACCTGTCGGTGGCGGACAGCTTCAACATGCCGGCCAGAACCTTCAGCCGGATCCCTGCCATGCCGGCGAACTGGCCGACGGCCTTCGGTGAGATCGCCCGGTGGACTCGCTGGTAGGCGGCGGCGAACTCGTCGCCGTCGACCTTCCCGAGTGTCTCGGGCAGTTTCGGCAGCGTCGGATAGTCGTGCGGGTTGATGCCGGGGATCCGGAACTCGGCGGACGGGGTGGTGACCGTGAGGTCGTGGTCCCCGTCCAGGGTCACTTCGGTCTTGGTGAGGTTGGCGACGACATTGGCGAGCATCTGCCCGGACGGGATGACGACCCCGTCCGTCTCGACGTCGGCATCGAGGGTGGCGTGGGCGGCGTTACCGCCGTCCCACACGCTGATCCGCAGCCGCCCATCGGCGGCCTCCAGGCGGGCGCCGAGCAGTACAGGCTGCGACGGCTTCGCCGGGATCTGCCGGGCAGCCCAGCGGGTAGCGGCAGCCAGTTCGGGCTGAGGGATCGTGACGCGCATCAGGCTGCCTCCTCTTCGAATGCGAGCTGGCCGGGGATCACGGCCGGGATGTTGGGGGTGGTGTCGGCGTTGGGCTCCTGCTGCTGCGGCTCGACGGTGACGACGTGGCCGTTGCCGAACAGCGCGGGCTGGACGTACTGCTCCATGGGGTTCTCCTGGTGGTCTGGCCGCCGGCGGTGCGGAGCGGGTCACTGCACGGCCGGCGGGGTTCTAGGCGGCGGGTGCGGGTGCGTGGTCGTCCATGCGGCGGACGGACACTGTTCCGTCGGCTTCGGCGAGGTGTTGCTTCAGCAGCCCGTCGTGGTGGCTGCGGCAGCCGTAGCGGAGTCGCCAGCGGGCATCGACCTGGAACCGGTAGCGGTAGATGCCGTCGTGGCTTCCTCCACCGCACGGCCGGTAGGTGCCCACCGGGTACAGCGGCAGGGTGCGGCGGTGCACGAAGTGGTGGCCGCCGTCCGCCTGGTCGCAGTCGCCGTGCGCCAGGCAGAGGAGCGTGTACTCGGGCAGCCACGTGTCGACGGTCAGGTTGTCCCCGCCGAAAGCCCGGCCCGGGGTCAGGTACTCGTTGAACAACCGGACCGTCTCCGCCCAGTCGTAGCGGGTGGTCACCTGGGAGGCGGGCCCGCCGATCTGGCCGTCGTTGATGGTCCAGCCGCCGAACTCGCGGCCGACCCACATGGCCTTTCGGCCGCCCATCCAGTCGAACGAGATGCGGGTCGCGTGACCGCGCATCGCGTGCAACTCGGGCACGGTGATGGTCGGCCCGGTGTGCTGCGGCGTCATCGGCCAGTTGGCGGAAACCTTCACCTCGGGCACTGCCACCTCGACGACCGGCTTGGTGAGCGCGTCCCTCGCGTCGGCGAAGAACGCCGCGGCCTCCGGATCGGCTGGCGCCGTCAGGTCGACGGTCGTCACGACGCCACCACCTTCGGCAGCTGCAACGTCTCGGCCGGGTCGGCACTCGCCCCGTCGGTCGAGACGCGGACGACGGGGCTGATTCCGTGGGCGTCCCACAGCGGCCGAACGTCGATCCCGGCGGGCGCGGTCGCCTGGTCGGCGCCGTCCGTCGTGTCGCGCTCCATGGGCGGGACGTCGATCGCGTTGGCGTTCGCCTCGGCCGCCCGGTGCGGGGCGAGCTCGGCACGCAGGGCCTCGACCTCCGCGGCGAGCTGGTCGCGCTCGTCGATGAGCTCGTCCTTGTCGGCCTGCAGCTGCACGACCAGCTCCTCGGCCTCGGCCTGCTGCTTGCGCGCAACATTCAGGTCGTGCTGAAGGAGCGCACCGTGGTCCTGGTGCCGGCAGACGAGGGTGCCGAGTTCCCGCTTCTCGCTGCGGAGCCGACGGATGACCGTGGTCGGGTGGTGCTTACCGCGACGCCGACGGACGGCGGGGATCATGTCGGTGATGCTCACGGGTTCCTCCGGCTGTGCTGGGTTCCGAAGACGGCGTCGAGGAGTTCGCGCAGGCCCTGGTTCAGCTGCGGGTCGGCGGCGATCTGCTGGGCGGTCAGGTCCGGGTTCTCGTTGGCGATCTGGGCGGCGATGCGTCGTGCGGCCCGGCGGCGGTCCGTGTGCGATACCGGGCCGAGGTAGATGTCAGTGCCGAGTTCGAGGCTGCTCACTTCCGGCCTCCGAGGCGTGCGCTGTACTCGTCGAGACTCTCGACGAACCCCGCGTCGGCGGTCTCTCGGAACGCTCGGGAGGACTGGCCCCACGTCGTCAGCCGATTCAGATCCGCGTGCCAGGTCTGCGGGCGGTTCCAGTCGGCCTTCGGGAAGGCGCCTTGGATGAGGGCTGTCAGCTGGCGGGAGCCGCCGGTCGGGAGCCTCAGGTGCTGCTTGGTGTCGGCGGCGCGGGCGGTGACGACGTACACGCGGTGCGGGTCGCCTCCCGCGTCCGTGTAGACGGGTGTCAGCAGCACCGTGTCGGCGCCTGGGGCGATCTGCCGGATACGCCAGGCCAGCTGCCGCAGGTGACGACGACGACGCGACGCGGACGCCTTACGGGGCCGGACCGGGTGGAACTCGCGGTCGACGGTGCGGTGGGAGCGCAGCGTCTCAAAGAACTCGCCGCGCACACCCTTCGACCAGACCGACAGGTTCGGCCCGTACACGGCGGCGTACTCGACATCCAGGGTGACGAGGGCGCGCTCGACGTCCTCGACGTGCGGGTTGATCGCGGTCGCCATCACGCCACCGCCCTGATGGTGTGGCGGGTGGACTGCTTGAGGGCGGCCTCGGCGAACGCCTTCGAGGCGGCGGCGATGACGGCCGGGTCGAGGTGTTCCGGAATGTGGATGGCGAGCGCGCCACCGAGGTAGACGACCTGGCCGTTGATGACGTCGCCGACGACCATCTCTTCCGGGTGTCCGCCCAACCGGGCGCGGGCGAAAGTGACTTCGGTGTCGCTCATGAGGTAGTCCTCCAGGTGGTGCCTTTGCGCAGGTCGTGGAATGCGTGGGTGCCGGCGTCGGGGTCGGCGTCGTGCAGCAGGTGCGAGTACTCGGCTCGGAGCCCGTCAGGTGCGCCGGTGTGCGCGAACTCGTCGGGGTGCGCGAGGAGGTAGCGGAGCTTCGCGGCGGAGGCCTCAACCTGGGCGCGCGCTTCTTCCTGCTTCAGGTCAGCGATGCGGCGGTCCAGGACCGGCAGCGGCGTGTCCAGGTCGGCGATCGTGCGCGTCGGGGCGGTCATGAAGCCGCCTCCTCTTCCGTGCCGATCGCGAACCGGAGCTGCATCTCGACGCCGTACAGGCCAGCGGCGCGGGCGTGGTTCGGCTCCAGGCGCTGCAAGTCACGCAGGCGGTCGATCGCGGCGGAGGCCTCGTCGCGGAGGCGGTCGACCTCGGCGACGAGCTTGGCCTGCGCGGTCTCCGCGACGTGCTCGGGGGTGAAGACCTGCTTGCCGTACTTCGTGGCGGTGGCGCACGGCCACTGGGTGACGGTGCCGGAGTCCTGGCAGACGGCGCAGATCCAGGCCTTGGGCTCGGCTGTGTCGGCGAACACCGGGACGTGGAAGCGGGCCGGGAGCTGCTCGTTGGCGGCCAGGGAGAATCCGGCGAGGATCTCGAAGTACGGGTGGTCCGGGGCCTGGAGGAGCGTGGCGCGCTTCGCGCACTCGTCGTGCTCGACCGGCTTCCCGGCCTCGACGCGGCGGCGGCAGGTGCCACAGGCGGACGGGTCGGCGACAGTGCTCTTGGCGGCAAGGAAGGCTTCGCGCTGCTCGATCTGGAACGAGTCGACGTCGTCGGCGAACTGCTCTTCGACCTGAGAGGATGATGTCACTGGAGTTTCTTCTCTCTCTGCATTCACAGTGCAGGTGAGGGCGGGGATTTCAGGAGGCCCTGCTGCCGGGCTGGACCCCGGCGGTGGGGCCGATTGCCGTCTAGGCGGCGGACTTGAGCGCCCCGCGCTTGCGGTCGGGGACCGCCTGGGCGAGGTGCATCTCTGCGATGTACGCGATCTGCGAGTCGCTGAAGACGAGCGAGCGGCCCATCCGGAAGTGCGGGAAACGCGGCCCCTTCGAACCGTTCTCCGGGCGGTTGCAGCCGTCCCGGAGCCAGCGTTCGCCGACCTTGCTCTCAGGCTTGTCGGGGTCCTGGAGGCCGAGCCGGATGGCGGTCTGCTTGAGGTTGTGAAGGCTGTCGAACTGGGGCTGCCTACGAGGCCTGGGGGCCGTGGGGGTAGCCGTTCGGGTGGACATGTCACCTCTTCTCTGAGGGCTCCTCGTGGGGGTCGAGAAGCAGTTGCGTGGAGTCGGCCTGCAGGCCGAGCGCTGTGCGGAGGCCGTGGTAGGTATCCGGTCTCATGCGGGTGCGGTAGCCGACTTCGAGGTGGCTGAGGTGGACGCGGCTTATGCCTGCCTTCTCTGCCAGCTCGGCCGTTTTGAGCCCTGCCTGCATGCGGAGCTTGCGGATTACCGCCCCGTCCACCTGGTAGGTGGGGAGGGGTTGTTCCATGCGGAGAATCTAGCGGTTTCTAGCGTCCACGTCTAGCTGAATCGCGCGGAATCTCGCCGAAGTTGTCGACAGGTGGGCGTGCGCCGAGCGCGCAGCGGGGCGAGAGGGTCACCCTGAGTACGTCAAGATTCGGCCCTAGTTGGCCCCGGTCCTAGCTGGTCCTAGCTGGTCCTGGCAGGATGTGACGCATGGGTACTCCCGACCTTGAGCGCCTCGCGGCGCAGGTGAAGCAGCGACGTGTCTCTCTCGGCCTTGACCTTGAGCCGGCCGCGGCATCCGTCGGCATGAGCAAGGACACCTGGAAGAAGGTCGAGCAGGGCAAGCCCGTGCGTGACACCTCCTACGCCAAGGTCGAGCGCGTGCTCGAGTGGGCCCCCGGCAGTATCGAGCGGATCCGCTCCGGCAAGCAGCCGGTCACCGCCCGCAAGCCGCGCAGCAGCGGAGACGGCGACGCGCGGATCTCCACCATCCCGAAGTCGGAGCTCGAGCGGACCGTCGGCGACGCGGTGCAGAGCGCGGCGATGGCGACGAAGGGCAACCTGACGGCCTCGGAGATCCTGGAGTTGAACGAGCGGGTACTGGAGGAGCTCCGCCAGCGCGGCGTCTTGTGA